GCGACGCAGTACTACCAGACAAGTATGACTATACAAAATAATCTCAGTCCCTTTGTTTACTTGGCTCCAACAGGATCATATCCAAGTTTCAATAGTACAGGTGGGACTGCGCCTACATTTCTTTCCGATAGGGTCAGATTCAACCCAGGTTCAGTTTCTGAAACTTCATCTGCTTGTCAATTTATCGACTTTGGAGCACAAACATTTCTGACAACATCAAAAGGGTTTTCATCTGCTGTAAAATTTCAATTCACAGGTACACCCGGATCATTTGAACGAATATTCTGCATTAATCCTGAAAATTCAAATCCTACAATGTCATTCAAACGTAATACTAATACTAATATTCTATTGTACGGTTATTACAATCCTAGTCAGTCTTATGGTGCGGATTTTGGGTCATATGCCCAAAACACAACTTATACCGTAATTTGTATTTATGATCCGACAGTTGGAACATACGGAACCTTATACATGTACAAAAATGGAACACTCGATACTACATATACAGTGACATCTGCAAAGCTTGCTGATTTTACATCAACAAATATGTACATAGGTTCAGGTAGAACCTATTCGGGTGATGGTGCTCTGAATGCAGACATATTTTACGCTGCATTCTATAATCGCGTTTTGTCTGCAAGTGAGATTGCTTCAGTTTCTGCATCTGGGCCGAGTTTCGGTCCTGTTCCTATGCAAATGACGAATCGCCCAATCCAAGTGGCTGTCCTCAGCGTTGGAAATACAAACTTAACAGGCGGTGGAACAATAGTAGTTTCTCAAACAGCTCTTCAACCTGCAAATGGGATTGTTTGGACTTTTGGACCAACAGGTTCCGGAGTCACCTTGGTAAGTACGACTGATTATGCTTTAACCTTATCAGTCGCAACGACTGTTTCTCCCGTCTTGTGTACAGTCACAGCGACGAATAAGAATGGATACACAACTAGTGTTCAATTTGTCGTCTCATCTTTACCGGCCGGAACGGTATTCGGTCTTTTTGCATCACCAACAGCTACTGGTACATGGAATGGTCTTTCTTATACAATTTATACACCACAGAACAGTGGGACGTATCCACCTCTTACTTTGTATGGGACAAGTGCTGCGAATAGCACAGTATGGGATTCAGGGGGTGTATACAGTCCAGGAACTGGGCTGCCATCAAATGGAGCCTCATTTAACGCATTCTTACCGGGGACGAGCACGTATGGAGACTACACAATGGTACAGTTTTCAGCAGGAGTTGTGTTTGCCTCTGTGTATATTGGTCTCAATGGAACAAATTATAACCCTATTGGTAGCATAGCAGTCTGGGGTTCAAATACGGGAACTGCACCCTGGACACAGTTGTTTAGTGGGTCAAGCGGTCTTACAAATTCAAATTACAATACAGGGACAGCTTCATTCAACAAGTTTACATTGACAACAACTGGCAGTTTTACATATTATGCTTTCCAGATTTCGACCGTATTGTCTGGATTTGGTAATAATCCAAGTACTGGGTGTTTGTATTGGTCGACATAAACAAATATTTCACTCTATTAGATGAGCTTCGCTCAGGGTCCACCTACTCAGCCCCTGAGTCTCTTGGCTTCAAATGTATTTGTGACTGGAAATTCAGCAGTCGGAAATGCATTTACTGTTCAGCAACTGGGTGCAGGGAATGTGTTTAGTGCACAGACATCCACGGGGGCGACAGCTCTCATCATCAATCCAAGCGGGCAGGTGGGTATCGGCAAGACAAATCCAGGGTACGCGATGGATATTACCGGCGACCTCAACTTTACAGGGACCTTCCGCCAAAACGGAACGCCCTACATAGGCTCACAGTGGACAGGAACGACGACCCTGTACTTTGTGGGGAATGTAGGTATCAACACGACCAGTGTCGCAAACCCTCTGACGGTCGGTGGAACTGTCGTCGCGACTACACTCAATCTGACAAATGCTTTAGGAACTGCTTATGGAGGGACCGGCATTACGAGTTTCACGAGTGGAGGTCTCTTGTACGCATCATCCACGAGTGCATTGGCATCTTCGGGCGCTTACACAGCCGGACAGGTTTTGTACGGCGGTGGAGCTGGATCAGCACCTGGTTCCTCTTCAGGATTGTTCTGGGACTCGACAAACTCGAGATTAGGTATTGGTACGGCGACTCCTTCAAAGCCTCTTCATGTTTGGGGTGGTATGATTATCGGAGCGTCATCTGACAGCCGTGCGACGACCGTCACACTCAATGCTCCAGGGGCGACCGTGACCTTTTCACAAAATGCAGATATCGGAGATGCAGCTCGTATCATGTGTCTTCAGTGCCCGGACCTGTCGTCGACGACTGCAAACCTCGTGTCCTTTTCTTTGCAGGTTGCACCGACCGGAACATTCGGTTCCCAAAGGACATCGATTGATTTGAAGGGGTTCCGGGTCGCTAGCCAGTCATATGGCGGGTTCTGTATTACAAGTCCTTTTGACACGGCCGGCTCGTACGATCTTTTCTATACTGATCGAACCAAGGCTTATTTCCAACAAAATGTCGGCATCGGGACGGCGAGTCCTGGATACAACTTGGATGTTGGTCAGTTTGGAGCATCACCATATACACTGAGAGTAGCAAGTGCATCAACTACTGCAGGTACAACCGGTGCATCTATTCGTCTCATGGAGGCATCAGATAGTTACGGGTTTTCAATCGAGAATATTTCCGCAAGTCGTCTCGGAATTTTCAGACATTCTGCAAGTGTAGCTGGATCTGAAATTATTTCAATCTTGCGTGATAACCCATATGTAGGCATCGGAACTGCTACAAATTTGTCTTCTCCATTGACCATATACAACCCTTCTTCTACATCTACATACACTGGAACAACCGCGTGGGGAAACCTCCACCTTATGCCCAACGGTGCAAACAATTCGTGGGCCGGTATAACGTTTGGTGGGTCCTCTTCAGGTACGATTCAACAAAGTACCCAAGCAAGCATCACAGTCGACTCGAACAGCTCTACAGGTACAAATATGAGATTTAACGTGGGATACCTGTTTGCAAACGGTGCACTTGAACGTCTCACAATCATTGGAAACGGAGGTTTGGTCGGTATAGGGTCTACAAATCCTCGGTGTACACTCGATGTCGTTGGTTCTGGTACAACAGAAGGAATATACGCAAAACGATTTTTCCTTGCAGGACCAGGTGATAATACAGATACACCCGGGTCATCGAATGATAACCTGGGAGGACCCTGGTATGGTCTTGGTTACTCTGTAGATACTGGACTTACTTCATATATTCAACTTGCTTCATACTACGGGTTGTCTTTTAAGACAAGTTCTGGTATCATGGTTTTGACACCCAGTGGTAATGTAGGAATAGGGACAACAAATCCTCAATCTGCACTTCATGTAAGCACATCTGGAATAGGTATAGTAAATACTGGTACAGTATGGGGTCATCGTATCATTGTCGGTAATTACGGTGTGAGTAGCTACCAAGATGGTTCCAACTTTTATTATCTCATAACCAATTCTGGTGACCAGTACGGATCATACAATGGTCTTCGTCCATTCTCCTTCAACTTAGGTACCGGATATCTTACTATGGCAAATGGTGTAGCTATTTCTGGCGGATCTGCATCTTATACTTTAACTGTCACTGGTACAATAGGTGCCTCTGGTGATATCACTGCACTGTACTCCGATGAGCGTCTCAAGACCAAGACGGGGACACTAGAGAATGCCCTCGACAAAGTGTGTTCCCTCGACACATTTACGTATAGAAATAACGAATTGGCACAGTCGTTCGGGTTCAAGGATGATTACCAACGGGTCGGTATCAGTGCCCAACAAGTCCAAAAAGTTCTGCCCGAAGCTGTGAGACCAGCGCCGTTCGATGCTGAGAACCAATCAGGACAAAACTACCTCACGGTTCAGTACGAAAAGCTGGTTCCCCTGCTCGTGGAGGCGCTCAAAGAGGAACGCAAAGCTCGGGAAGAATTAGAAAACCAAATAAAGAAACTTGAAGTACTACTGAACAGGGAATGAAGATTGTCATAGTCGGTGGAGGTTCAGCCGGATGGATGACGGCTGCAACTTTGGTTTCGCAACTCAAGGATTCCCAAATTACACTAGTAGAATCTCCAAACATACCAAGTATAGGTGTTGGCGAATCTACTATTAATGGACTCATTAAATGGATGAAACTTTTGAATATAGACCCGGACGAAGTTGTGCGATATACAAATGGCTCGTACAAACTGGGAATCAAGTTTGAAAATTTCCATAAGAATGGAGACGGTGGTTTCTTCTACCCCTTTGGATTTAACGCCATCAACGACAATACAATAAATGAGTGGTTAAAAAACAGAACCCATTCATTCGCCGATTCAATGTTTGTCAACATGGCATTTATTCGTCACAACAAATTTATACGCTCAAAAGATGAGAGCGAAAGTCACTTTGCTCTTCATTTTGATGCTATAAAGTTTGCCCAGTGGCTTCGTGAAGTGTATTGTAAGAAAAAAGTGACGCACATTCTTTCAGAAGTAAAAAAAGTAAACACGAGCGATGAAGGCGTTCACTCAATTGAGCTCGAGAATGGGAGTTCACTGAGGGCTGATTTATTTATAGACTGTACAGGTTTCAAGTCTTTGTTGCTTGGCCAAACACTTCAAGAGCCATTCGAGTCTTACAAGGATATACTTCCTAACAACAAGGCTTGGGCTGTCCAAATACCTTACAAAAACAAAAAGAAGGAACTTGTTAACTATACAAATTGTACGGCTCTCGGAAATGGCTGGGTCTGGCGCGTACCTTTGTGGAATCGTATAGGTACTGGCTATGTCTACTCAGATGAATTTGTCACTGACGAAGAGGCTCTGGCCGAGTTCAAGACTCATCTGAAAAGTATAGGAAATGACCCTGCAAAGTTCGACTACAGAAAGCTAGACATGAAAGCAGGGTCGTACAAGAGAATATGGGTAAAAAATGTAGTGGCAATTGGACTGGCTGCCGGTTTCATAGAACCTCTAGAGTCAACTGGTCTATGGACCGTTCACCAATTTCTTATTCAGCTTGTATACATTCTCAAAAGAGGAGTCTATAATCAATTTGACCGTGATATTTTCAACGAGCACACGAAACGGGATATGCATTTCTGGCTGGAATTTGTAGCGCTCCATTACAATCTATCAGAGCGCAGAGATACTCCATACTGGAAAAATATAGCAAACAAAACATACGAATCAGAGTACAAAGATCTACCTTTTGCATTGGCCTCTGAGTTTAAAATGAAAGATACCCTGTTTGACTTTGCCGGGTTGCCCTGTATATTGTATGGTATGAATTGGCTTCCAGTGAATCGCTGTGCTATGCTAGACATTGAAAACCAGAGTGTTGAAAAAGATGATCGCTTCCAAAAATGGGACGAAGCTGTTAGAAATCTACCTTCAATGTACGAATATATACAAAGACTTCACGAAGATTGAGGCATGACGTTTGATGTGTCAACTGGAGGAGCGGGTGGTGGCTCTGGAATTGGCGTCTGACCTGGCTGACAAGGCCACAACCAATTCGGTTTAGGAATTGAAACATACGGGAAAGGGTCGGTTACACCGTTTGGTAAGTCCCTGAGTTTCTGACGATACTCGGCCCAAGCCATTCTATCCTCCTCGGTCAGCTTGGCGTCTGGAAGCTGAGTCCAATCACACATCATGAGGTCTCCATTGCGCATACTACGAAACATACTCCAATAACTAGAGTTCGAGATAGTATTCGATGAAGGATCGCTCATTTATATTTCTGATACAATATAAATGGCCGATGTTCCACTCACCGGACCAATTAAATGGTCAGATTTGAGAGCCGTAACAAAAAGGACAAATGCAGGTGGATTCAGTGCAAGTGACCTGAATACACATAACCTGAATCAGCCCACGAAAACAACAGCTGTCACAGCCTCGAAAACAAGAGGAACACCAACAGCGGTCCCACGAAGATTTTCTACTTATGTTCAAAATTCAATACAGGGACTGTACTCTATGAAACTCGCGAATCCAGACTATACTGGGCCTGTGGTGAATGTTAGGCGTGCGAGTGACAGTGCTGTTCTGGACTTTTATGCTGATATAAATGGAAGCCTCAGAGATGCGACAGGTCAACTGTATTCAACCTGGATTAGTGGAACTACAGGTTCTGTGCTCATCTGGTACGACCAGGCTCAGAATGATATGGCTGTGCTTCAATATCCACCTTCAAGTATAACAAGTCTCGGAACCAGCAATCCTGTAAGTACGACTCTATCCGGCGCTCCTTATGGAAATGGAGGCTATACATTCTCAGCCTCTTCGCAGTATTCTACAGGCGAGTGTGTAGGTTTTGCTTTTGATAATCAGGGAGGTGCTTATCGCCAGTGGACAATCATAGGTAACGGAGCTTCTCCAGATCAAAACTATAACCCAAACTATGTGGGTACTTCATCAACGACCGTCAGTGGTGTAGCCTACGCAGGCGCATGGATTCAGATGCAGCTTCCGTACGCCATTTACCCAACTGGATACTTCCGGTCATCGCCTTACCTCTTTGGAACAAATGCTGGTGCACGTTTTGAAATTTCACACGTCTTGGCCGGTTCAAACGACGGAACAAACTGGACTCTTTTGAATGCCGGAACAGACCCAAGATACACGGTCCAATCCACTGTAAATATCAATATATCATCATCATATTCTTATTTCAGGCTCATAGGTCGTGCCTCAACAAATGTTGGGTGGTGGTCCGTTGCAAAGTTTTATGTATACGGCCGCCAGTCACTAACACCGACCCGTAACGCCCTTGCAACATCTGCTTCCGGTGGAAACCCTCCTCAACTCGTGTTGGACCCCGGAACTTCTGGAAAGTATGTCATTTACTTCCCAAACGGGTCTGCAAGTGCATCAGCCTATTACGGGTTCACTATGACTTCACAACCAACCGCTTCGTGTATGATAAACTACAGAACAATTTACAATTCATCCGGGTGGCAGTCTTTACTGTGTACAGTAAGTGACAACCAGGGTGTGAGATTTAATGGTAATAATCTCAACTCTGGTGACGGAAACGACTTTTTGAACCCTGGAGGATATGCAATATATGACGGAACATACAATGCCACATCTACTTACTTTACGAATAGCGACGGTGCATGGCACACAATGTGCGCGAGCCGAAACTCAAATTCACAATTAAATTTTATTCACATAGGTCACTGTGATGTGACTTTTAATAGTGGGTCTCTTCTGAATCGCTCCTTCTATGGGTACATGTCCGAAGTGATCACTATGAGCACGTCCCTGATGACCCTGACAGCCTCAAGTACAACAACAGCACCGGACTATGACCTGTTCTGGAAGACAACTCACGTGCCCAACTGGAACAATGGTCTCATAGCATCCTATGCACCTGAGAATTGGACGGGGAGCGCTTGGAACGATGCTCTAGGCACTTATAATGCATCTTCAGCGGGAACTCCGGTCCTTACATCAACCACTGGTATGGAAGGTCTTTACACGAGTCTTTCGAGTGGTGCTCAATCGGGAGTCCGTGGAATCTATTCGTGTCGCAGAATAAACACAAATTACACAGGTCCTACATTCAATATTCGCCGAGGAAGTGATAATGCAACCCTAGACTTTTACGCAAACGGAAATGGAGACCTTGGGACGGCTGTGGGCGCTACCGGACAGTCTCTGACAGAATGGCTCGGGATGGCTTTGCCTTATGTAGCAACTTGGTATGACCAATCTGGCCAGGGACGACACGCGACACAGGGGACAACGGGGTCTCAACCCATCTATAGAGCAGCCTCAAAACGTGTTGATTTCAATGCATCTCTGTTTCTGAACTTACCGAATGGAACTGTGCCTATGAATGTTTCATATACATTCATTGCTCGTCACGGATACTGTTCTAATACAGGTGGCGGTATAATTGGGGCAGGTGGTAACGGCAATAATACAAGTCAAACAAACAACCTGCGCCTGGATGGAACATATGGGTACTGGAATTATTGGTGGGGTAACGATGTAGGACCAACTACTTTTGTGTATAAACCAGAAAATGTAGTTACCTGTCGTTATGATGGACCAACAACAGCTGGAAATACCTATTTTTTTCTCAACGGCTCATCAGTCGCAACAACATCTGTTGCTCGATCCGGATTTAACGGGTACTCTGGAAATGAATTTATAGGAAAAACAACTGCAAACGAATACTTTAACGGGACAATGTATGATGTATGGGTCTTTGCAACCAGCCTATCCGATACAGACAGAAACTTGATAGAAAACACGATAATGAATGCATCCAAGACTCTTCCGGTCCTTTATGGAAACACTTCAGATGGGATAAACTTTCCTTCAATGGTTCCTTCGACGTATAGCTTGTTTCACTTGACAAGGTACAATAAAAACACATACGGTCTTCGTATTTATCAAGGTAGAACTCAAAATTGGCTATCAGGACACTGGAACTATAATCAGGGAATTATATTCCATCAAGGATGGGGACAAAATGTAACAAACTATTACCCTTACCCGAGTGGTACCCCTCAATGGCTCCTCGTCTCTGACCAGAACACTGTCATGCGTTGTCTGACTATGAATCACGCTCTTTTTGGAAGTCTTCCAAGTGATTACCCTCCTGGGTACTATGGACAGTCATACGATCCGACAATATCTATAAATGGGTCAGGGGCATTTACGGGTGAGTTTTCAGCCTGGTCAACACAGTATTGTTTATTATACAATCGATCCCTTTCAACAAAGGAAAGTCAACAAATTGAAGATTACTTGGCGACTCGTTTTAAAGTGCCTATTCCGATTCAAGAGGGTCTCGCTGTTTCATTAGACGCAAATGAGTACCTCAATGCACTCAACGGAACAGCTTGGAAAGACCCAAGCCCATACACCCAGAACTTTGTCCTTGCGAACACATCCCAATATGTATCCGGGTCTCAGCAATTTCAGTACATGGATTGTACATCTTACATTACCACTTTTTCATCAGCCACAGATGTCTCATTCTCAACACATAACACATTCATATGGTTTGGTAACATAAAGAATACTACTTCTGACTGGCGAACTCTCCTCAGAGGATACTCAAATGATCACCATGTAATTGTGGAATATGGATCAAACAGACTTGGAATGTACAATAACTCAAATGGAGGGTTTATCGCGTGTGATATGAATGTTGATGTGTCTTCACTTGACCAGGTATATACTCGTTTCAATATGCATGTGTGGAAACTATCAACACAGTGTCCTTATTACCAGTATTATTTCAACCCGTCATCTGCTCCTTGTAAGCCAACTGGTGTTATTACAGATGGTCGTGCCAATTTAAGTCATGGGTTCTATTGCCTTGGTGCGTATCAGGGACCTAGTCAATACTTTGGTCAAGTTGGAACTGCTCTTTGGTACAACCGCGAGCTCTCAGATGAAGAGCTCGTAGAGACCTACCGCCGTTTCGCGCCTCGTTATGATCTTCCTTCACCATTGATTCCAACGACCCCTACCAGTAGTCGTGGTCAAATCTTTACACGCAGTGGTATGTGGATAGTACCTGCCGGAGTCACTTCTGTAAACATACTCGTCATAGGCGGAGGTGGGGGTGGGGGAGGAGGATGGGAAGGAGGTGGTGGAGGAGCAGGCGGTCTTGTATACGGAACAGGTTACGGCGTAACACCTGGCGCTTATATATCTGTTATAGTCGGTCGTGGAGGATACGGCTCAAGAAGGTACTCACTAGTTCAAAACGGTGAATCTTCAATTTTCGGAACAGTCACTGCTTATGGCGGAGGAGCCGGTGGTGCAGAGGCTAACAGTGCTTCTATTTATCCGTATCAGAGTGATCCACAGTCTGGTGGGTCAGGTGGAGGAGCAGGTTGGGGAACACCTTCGGGAGTCACATTTGTAGGGTCGGGTATTCAGCCAAGTAACACTGCTTTCGGAACAGGTTATGGAAATGCAGGTGGCCAAACATATAACGGCGCTCCTTACCTCGGTGGCGGTGGCGGGGGCGCCGGTGCTGTCGGTGGAACAGGAACTGTGAGTGCTGCAGGTAATGGTGGTGCAGGTCTTGCAATTACAATCATGGGAATGACAAAGACATATTGTGGAGGAGGGGGTGGAAGTCTTCGCGGAAGTGGTGTGAGTTCCGGTGGGTCTGGCGGTGGAGGTGCAGGCAACGGAACTGGTGCAGGATACGACGCCACCTATTACGGAAGCGGGGGAGGGGCAGGGGGAGGAAACGGTACAAACCCAAATGGGGGTACTGGTTTTCAGGGAATTGTTATTGTAGAGTATTAAAAATAATGTCCCTTTATACCATAATGGGTCTGATTATTAACGACACTCTTACTCTCGACAGTGGTCTTCCCTTGACAGGAGGGTACCTCTCTTTCAACGGTGGTCAGGTGGTGAATGTAGAGTACGGCGTGTCATGTGGACTTCGTGCAACAATTTCTCAAATTTCAGCCCCAACTTCAAACACTTCAAATGTTGTCGACTCGCCCGACCCATTCTCAAATGTGAAATACACAGTGAGTGGAACATATAGCATATGGGCAAACAAGCAGGCGAAGGACTCTGGAAAGAAACCGGTCCAAGTATCAACCGTGTACTATGGCATCACTTCCGACCAGATAACACAACCTCCATTCAATTTACTTTACACATATGTGAAAACAAATTTATTTCCAAATTCGACAGAAGCATAGAAACAAATCTCTATATTAATTAGATATGCCAACCATCACGAATTTTGGTGATGTGGTGACCCAGGGTAACACAACAGCTACTGGGAACCTTACCGTCCAGGGAACTGGCACTTCTTCCTTTTCAGGTGCCACTTCCGCGGTGACCATGGCCGGGACCCTTGCAGTCACCGGTGTCACAACACACTCCAGTAACATCATCCCAAATGCAGACCTATCTTGTGGTATAGGCACTGCAGCCCAGCGATTCAACAATATATTTTCGGCAAATGTCAACGTGTACACAACGGCAAACATCCTCACAGTAAACGCCGGATCAATCAACGCGATGAGCAACTCAACTTTCCAAGCAAATGTATTTCACTTTCAAAATACTTATTTGTCGGGATTCACAACCACGACCGGTGTTGTCCAGCCTTCAAGCAACGGCGTCTCCGGTATAGGAGCCGTGACTCTCCTGTTTGCCAACGCATACCTCCAAACTGCAAACATAGGATCAGGTACAACTGTACCCCTCCAACAAGCTATGAATATAACAGGAAATGTTTTCATTTCAAATTCAATTAACGTCACAAATGTACTCTCAGTCACAACAAACGCATCCTTCCTCAATGTCCTCACATCTGCAAATATTTACAACCTTAATGTGTTGACAAGTGGAAACACCACATACCTCTCGGTAACCACCCTTGCTAATGTGGCCAATGCAAATATACTCACCTCAAATCACCAGTTTCTCAACGCAGTCACGGCTAATATTTTGAATTTAAATGTGTCAACCGGAGCAAACACCACCTACCTCAACGTCTCCCAAATTGCTAACATTGCAAACGCAAATATTTTGACTGCAAATAATCAGTTTCTCAATGTCGTCACGGCCAATATTTTGAATTTGAATGTACTCACCGGAGCAAACACTACATACCTGAACGTCTCACAAATTGCCAACGTGGCCAATGCAAATATTTTGACTGCAAATATGCAATTCTCAAACACAGTCTTTTCAAATATTCTGAATCTGAATGTGTCAACCGGGGCAAACACCACCTACCTCACTGTTTCCACATTTTCTAATATTGCAAATGCAAATATAGTCACTGCAAATCACCAGTTTTTAAATACAGTCACAGCCAATCTTTTGAATTTGAACGTGTCAACCGGAGCAAACACAACCTACCTGACTGTTTCAACCCTCTCAAATATTGCAAATGCAAATATTCTGACTGCAAATAATCAGTTTCTCAATGTCGTCACGGCCAATATTTTGAATTTGAATGTTTATACCGGAGCAAACACCACCTACCTGAACGTCTCCCAAATTGCTAACGTGTCCAACGCAAATGTTTTGACTGCAAATATGCAGTTTCTCAACGTGGTCACGTCTAATCTTTTGAATCTGAATGTGTCAACTGGAACAAATACAACTTATTTGACTGTTTCGACTCTTGCGAATGCGGCAAGTGCAAATATAGTCACTGCAAATCACCAGTTTTTAAATACAGTCACGTCTAATCTTTTGAATTTGAACGTGTCAACCGGGGCAAACACCACATACCTCACTGTATCAACATTTTCAAACATAATTAGTGCAAATATAGTCACACAATTTACTTCTAATATTAACGTGTCATCGAATGCTAACCTTTTCAACGCGAATATATTTACGGCCAATGTGCAGTCTGTTTTTAACGCGGTTTATGCGGTGATGACTGCCAACTTTTACGGGAATGCATCCGGAGTTTCCAATTTGAATTTGTCAAATGTGAATAACGGGACGATTCCCTTTTCTTCGACACCTGGTTCAGGTGCAGCGGGTATATCTATTAATGGTGTGACTGGTTCGGCCGGTCAATTTTTGACAGCAACCGGAACTGGGTCGGCTATTCAGTGGGGTGGTCCGGCGGCAACAGTCATTTGGGCCCAAGTGACTGGGTTTGTCTCACCTCCAATTTACTATGCAGTTTCAAATGTGGGTATAGGAGGTCCATACTCGACCATGTCTTGGGGCTACGGAACTTCATCTGTAAATCAGTACCCAGGAACACCACTTGATGTGTACGGAGGTACAGGGTCCTTTTCCAATTTATCAGATGCGACATACACTGGAACAATTCGAATTCAGCAAAATGCAGGGTCATGGTTGGCAAATGGTGGTCTTGAGTTCAAGACGGGCACGGACGTGAATGGTTCTGGACACCGTATAGTCACCACACAGGACCCTACAATAGGTTCAACACCTTTGATATTCCAGGTGCGAGCAAAAACAAAGACATGGAGTAATGCGGTGGTTATTAATTGTGACACAACTGCTACATCAGGGTACGTGGGAATAGGTACAATGGTCCCTTTGTATCAACTTCATATTTATCAACCAAATTCAAGTGCAACAATTGCCGGTGCTCTCATTCAGGCTTCATCCGCCTCACAACAAGCCGGATACTCTATACAAAATTCAGCCGCCGGAACATGTGTGTTTTACCTGAATGGTGCATCGCCTTCAGACGGCCCTGCAAATTCAGCAACAATTAGAAATAATGCAGGTGATTTGCGGTTAACAGGTGCATCCACTCAGCCATACATCTATCTCCAGTCCTCGACAAATTCAGTTGGATTCGGAACACAGACGATGGTGGCAAGTTCAAATATTTCATTTTGGTGCCCGAATGTGAGTGCATCTGGGTTTGCCCTCACAGTGTCTGCAGATTCCAAGTTGGGAACTAGTTTGTATGCAGGTGACCCTGGCCAGGGTCAGTTTGTCATCACAGGCATCACAAACACAAACAAGAGGCTTGCATTTATGTACGACACATCAAACAACATCTCACTGATTCAGTCTATGACAGCTGGAACTGGAACAAATACACTGATTCTAAACGGGGCGGGAGGGAATGTTGGCGTTGGACTGACAACTCCACCGCGGCAATTTTCAATGTATGGAGAGTTTGCACTTGTATCACCTTATGCCCAGTCATACTTTAATGTGTGCGATTCAACCGGAAGTAACGGTGGCAATTATACATTATACATCAGAGGCCTCGGAACAAATGGAACAGCACAAGTGAACATGGCAGGATTCCAGGTTCTTGCAACGACAAGTTATTTCAGCGGAACAGTCGGCATCGGTACGGCGACTCCTGGATACAGCCTTGATGTCTGGAACGGTGGAATTCGTAGCTATTGTAGCGTGAATTCAGGCCCTTCATCTGGTATATATTCCACAAACGCAAACAACGGCTCAAGTGCTTATGCAATCATGGGTGTTGTAACTGATACAGGTGGATGTTATTGGTTCAAAAACTCATCTACTCGAACAGCTGATGGGCCGGCAAAGTGTGCAACTATTCGTAACGATGATGGTGATCTTCGGCTTGCAGGTGCAGGAACTTCTCCTTATATTTACCTTCAAACTTCATCTGGTAACGTTGGTATCGGGGCTGCTTCTCCTTTGTACACTCTTCAAGTTGGGACAAACGGTGGATACATAGGTTCAACGACAATTCACTTGGCAAATTCATACCTTGATTCATCTGGTGCATACGGTGTGCGGTTGACAGGTACTGATAATGGTGTAAATGGACATAACTTGTATGTTCAAACACGCTCAACCGCTTCAGGTTCATTTACAAATTCATTCGCAGTAACTTCAGCAGGTAAAGTTGGTATCGGTGTTACTAATCCAACTGGACAGTTTCAAGTGAATACAACTGGAACGATTGGCATGGTTGGTACAGGCTCAATATGGGGTCACCGAATCATCTATGGAAACTATGGTGTCAGCACATACCAAGACGGCAGTGACTTTTACTTTTTAATTACCAATTCAGGTGACCAGTACGGGTCATACAATTCACTTAGACCATTCCACTTCAACTTGTCAACGGGATATGTCTCGATGGATAACGGGTGTACTATTAGTGGAGGTGGCACAATAAACGGAGGTGGAACTGTAAATTCGGGTCTCACTGTGAATGGAGGATACAGTGGATACGGTACACAGAATTACTTTGGAGGATACTATGGAACAAACGGAAATGGTTTTGACTTTGAGGACCAAGGGACATTCATGCGGATGTCTCAGCGTAATATAAGGTGGTACGATTGGAGCGGGGCAGGTGACTTTTTATTTGTTCAGTCTGGATGTGTAGGTATTCGCACATCTCAGACGAGTTCAGTCTTTGAAACGGCTGGCAGATCCTATTTCTGGGGTGCAAATGGCTACAATGCCGGTGGTGGCCAGAATAGGTTCACTGGTCTTGAGGCAGATTCAAGTGCAAACGGACGTGCGCAGATTGTCCTCAATTCAGCCTACTCGGACATGATAATTTGCTCATCCCAGGGTAACGGTAATCATGGGTCGACTATTTCATTCACCACAGCGTCAACTGCATTCAACACTGATGGAAACTACCGCAAGTTTGTAATTAATCAGAATAATTGGTTGACAGATTCATCTGGGACTGGTGGGTACGGAGATCGACTCATATTTGATTGGCTCGACGGGGCTTATACAAATCCACACTCTGTTGTCGGGACGGCCGGTGGTACACTTACAATATATGGGCGTGGCAAATCACTTGGTATAAACTATATCCGTACACCTGGATACAATCTTCACATTAGCGGAAACGATTATGCAACAGGTGGTCGGTACACGAGCGACTTTTTCCGTGTGTATGGCGGAGGAGGTATGTACTGGCAAGACTATGGAGGGGGGTGGTTTATGTCAGACACGACATATATGAGGGTCTATAACGACAAGTGGATTTACACGGGTGGCTCAATACAATCTGCATCCGCATTCAGGGTGGGTGACGGACGTGTCATCATCGACAGCAGTTACAATCACTATGGTTGGTTCAGACCATACAATGACGCTTGGCATACTTGCAATTCCGGGTACCGACGGTTCTTTTTTGCAACCGCTGGACGCACATATATCGAGGGAAATAACGGTGTTGAAATTCGTAGGTCAGATGATACCTATGTTGCAGTTTTTAACGACGATTTATCAATCGACTTTCGCAGCACGGTCCGTATGAATGGACAACTCCAGACACAGGGGAACAGCATAGCCATGGGAAGTGGAGTTCTTTACTTTCAAAACAGCAGTCAGATATGGGATGATTCTCAATTGAAAATCTCCACAGACGATAACATATACTTTTATGCTACAAATGACTTCCATTTTTACAACGGTGGCGCTATTCGCTGCGATGCTGATATTATTGCATATGCCTCCGATGAGCGTATCAAGACACGACTTGGTGTCATTGACAATGCTCTCGACAAGGTGAAACAGTTGACTGGGTTTTACTATGAGCACAATGAGCTCGGTAAAAAGTTTGGATTCAATGACGGTGGTGTCAAGGTGGGTGTGAGTGCACAGGAAGTCCAGAAAGTAATGCCAGAAGTTGTCAAACCAGCACCTTTTGATTTCGCACTCGGAGTGTCCACGTCAGGTGAGAATTACCTTACAGTTCAATATGAAAAGCTGGTGCCCCTGTTGATTGAATCCATCAAGGAGCTTTCAGAAAAGGTGGAGAAACTTGAGAAAATTATTTCGTCAAGTAAATAAATGGGAATAATTGTTCCGTATGCTACACTCTCACCAGGAATAACAGCCAGTAATGTCTATATGAGTTTTACAAATGAAGTAATATACATCAACCAATCTGGGGGTAAATGGAGAGTCAATTCATTCTACAAGGTTTTCGGTGACAGGCAACAAAAGAAGTCGAGTATCCGATTTGATATTTCTGCCACAGTAGATAGACTTGACGACCCCTATAGCATTCTGTACGCTGAACTCAAGAAGATATACCCCGAATCAATTGAAGTGTTTGAGGATGGACAGCTCGTCGAAGAGAATGAGAATATCATGTGGGGTGACCGTGGCCAGTGTATGTTCCTTTGATACAAAATCTTATTATACAGTAGTAGATGGGTCTCTTGGTGAACAGCGCGACGCTCCCATGCGGGGTGACCGTGAACAACATTTACATGACCTTTTCAGATTTTCCAGTTTACATCATGCCGAAAGAGAAGGGTCAGTATGAAATTCGTGGTTTTTATACTATGTACCCCTCTGAAACATCACCGAGGGCATCACGGGACACGGGTGTAGAGTTAGCTGCCCTTGTGACTGACGTTTCAGGGTCTCTCCACTCCATGCTATATTCACAACTCAAGACACTCTATCCCGACTCAATAAATATGTTATAAAAGAGTAAAGATGGGTATCTTTGTGCCGAGTGCAACTCTCCCATCTGGAATCACAGTCAGCAACGTGTACATGAGTTTTACAAATGAGGTTCTATACGTCATGCAGAGTACTAACAATCAGTACCAGATGACATCATACTGTACTGTATTTTCCTCACGTGAAGCTGCAAAAAATGGGAATCCTTCCAGTATACGATTCAACGTGACAACAAAGGTCTCAAACGTTATTTGTGGTTATCAGGCACTGTACAATGAGTTGAAAACCAGGTATCCGGGTTCAGTAGACGTCATTGAACCAAGTCAAGTGACCCCTCTAAGCAACGTCACATTGTCAATTGATACAATTCGCAGCATCTTAAAAGACTTTACGTCACCCCCTACTTCAAACACCGGGAACCTAGTGATGACCGCAAATATGGCGTCCCAGTTTTCAAGTCTTATTCAGGAATTCCCTCTACCACCGGAGCCGGGGCCAGAGCCAGAGCAACCAGCGGCAGAACCCGAAGAAAAAATTGAACCAGTGGAGTAATGATAGATTCCTTCTTTCCAACACTCATCTATAGGAACAACTTGGGACCCCTTGCCAACAACGAGGCACTCTATCAAAAAGCCCTCGAAGTGAGGAAAACGAAGAATCCAACTATCATCTGGGATTCTGGTGTCTACAATTCGCTTTGTTCTGTAGACATCAGAGATGACCCACTCATACATGACCTCATCACAATGTGCAAATTGTGCATCCACGAGTACATGACTGAAATTAAGGGTCTAAATTACAAGGATATACAATGCAGGGACTGTTGGTTCAATGTCTATGAGAAAGGTGACTACCAAGAGATTCATTCTCACGCCGAGTCTCACATCAGTGCAGTTTACTATGTCCGGGTCCCACCAAAATCAGGTGATATAATCTTCACAAACCCGACCCATCTCACAACAGCCATGCCAATTGATGACAATGGATCTATCAAATACACTCCAGGAAATTCAGATATTTTAATTTTCAAATCAAATTTAGCACATAGGGTTGCTCGGAGTCAGAGTGACGATCTCCGTGTAAGCATCGCTCTAAATTTTCTACTTATAAAGTAAATGGGCATCTTTGTACCAAAATCCGTCTCTGTTACTCTTCCAGATGGCAGGGTGGTGAGCAATGTCTATATGACGTTTTTTCCGGAGACGATTCACTGCTTCGCACAAAGGGGCACAACCTGGCCGTATATGGTGCGCTACCAGGTGTACCAGGATGTGTACAAGTACCCTTGGATTGGTCAGTATGTTCTTGAGGCTGAAACCTCAGACCCCTCAACTGCACCTCCATTTACATTCATGTACTCGGAACTGAAAAAGTTGTACCCTGGAGCTATTGACCACCTCGAACCAAAGGGAAGCGTAGAAGTCGTTATGCCACCCGATCCAGCTTCCATGCAAGAGTAACCCGCATATCAGTCACCATCTTCGAAGGGGCAAGACCTCTGTGAAACATGTCTGACCGAAACAAGATGCCCATGTTTGGGATTGGCTGCTGACTCGTAATTCCATTTTCCGTCTTGAATTCAGTGGTTCCCATCCATTCGTCAATCTCACTTTTTTCAATGTCATTGAGGTACAACAGGAAGGTCCACGCAGTTGGACTCTGGTCATCTTGGTGAAAGCTCCCATTCTGTCCATAAAACTGACCATTTGCATATACCCGTAGTATCTTTAGGTTGTGCTCTTCAAGAACACTGTTGATAAGTGACCGTATGTAGTCATTATTATCAAGAGGGAGTTTCCAAAAGCGAGGGTACAGCTCAAGAGACGAGTTGCCCAGGAACCACTTGTCTGAATTGAACACAATGTTCTGAACCTTCTTGTAATCGGTCGCATGGAGGAAGTTGTTGTAGTGGTACATACTTTTCTTCACAGTCCGGGGTATTCCAAACTTGACAAACTGTGATATCGCCCACCGGCCATCTCCGTTGACGGTTGACACTTCATGGAAGGTTGGACCGGGAAACACAAGCAAGCAGTTATTTTCAATTGGAACCTTAAATTCCCCAAAAAACAAGTCACCCCCCGTAAAAGCCTTGGGCTCCTTCCACGTGTAATAGATGGCTGTAAAGAGTGACTCGTCACGGTGACTCTTATAGTAGTCCCCTGATTCATAGTGAGTCACAAGGATTTCATCTTCGAGAGACAGGTTGAGATATTGCCAAAACCAATGACCCTTCCGAAGTTCCCAACTGACTTCACCAAAGAGTTTACGACTTAAATTCCATATCGGTCCACTCCTGTCTCTCACAAATTCACCTTTGTTTCGCTTGAGCATATCCCCAATAGAGTTTCGTGCAGAGAATGTACCATCCGGTCCTTTGAGCGATGGTTTCATGTGGTCAAGCTCTTTGTGAATCGCCTCAACTTGATCTGGCAAGTAGTAATTCTTTATTATGCAAAACTGCACAGGGGAGGTGTAGTGTACAATCTCCATTCTTAATATAGAAAGTGATATCTTTAATAAATATATCCAGATGCCCAGTATCCAGCTGCCCATTGACCAGGTGCTCCCCCATTTGCTGCGGGGTTTGGATTTATATTTCCTCCATATCGCGGGTCGCCTGATTGGGTTGGTGCTTGCTGACCATATTGTCCAGCACCTCCACCATTTCCACCGTATGTAGCGCCAGGTGCGCCGCGAGCACCTCCTGCACCTCCGCCGTAATATCCATACTGCCCAGCTTGCCCCCCACCGGCTTGTCCACCTGTAGCATTTCCACCAGGTCCACCCCATGAGCCACCTCCGCCGCCACCGGCACCCACTGTATTTGTGTTATTGTTATTTTGTTGAGGTCTGTGATTCCACCCCGTTCCGCCACCACCTCCACCTCCACCGCCAGAAAAATATCCCCCTTGGGTGTTTACCCATAATTCTTGTGGAGTTTGCTGAACAACTATGGCAGCATATCCGGCAGACCCGGCTTGTCCAGTACCCCAATTGTTTCCTGAATTACCAGCAGCGCCACCAGTACCTCCAGCGCCATACCAGCTTCCTTGGTTACGGATCCATGCTCTTTTACCACCAACGTTCCAATACAGTGACCCGTAACTGAATCCCTGATTTACAAGAATAGATGTGGGGTTCCAATATGTCGAGTCTACATAACCTCCATATGTTCCACCAGCACCACCTTGCCACATCGCCCATGTCTTATTGTTGAAAGTTGACATTGGTTTTGTGTATCCAACATCCCTGTCAAAATGTCTTCCGTTAGTTCCAGTGTATTGACTTGCGCTGTATCCAATCTGAAACGCCTGATTTCGACCATAAAATGGGACAGCCTGTGTTCCCTGTGGATTCCATATAATAGACATCCTTTACTCTATATAAAGTTTTGATTTTTAATTAGAGTAATAATGTATAAAGTGGTCAAGAACCTAATCCCTCTAGAACAGTGTGAATTGATATCTGAAATTGTGAAAAACCAGCCTCTTCGAGAGGATGATGGTCAGGTTCCCAATGGATGGGCGTACCCGAACCTTCCAGTTGCAAACATCATGCTTGGTTTATTGACTGGACGTCTATCGTATGAGTGTGGAAAGCGTCTTCTCCCGACCTACTCGTACACTAGACTCTATAACGCTGGGAATGAGCTCAAACCCCATATTGATAGGGAGTCGTGTGAATGGTCCGTGACCATAAACCTGAGTCAGACTGCTCCCTGGCCAATTTACATGAATGACACACCAATCACCCTTGAACCGGGCGATGGCGCCATTTATCAGGGAAACTTGGTGAAGCATCATCGCGAGCCCTTTCGAGGAATAGAAACTATTCAAATGTTTCTGCACTATGTCGACGCAGATGGACCCCACAAAGACCACATATTTGATATACAGAAGCTCAAAGAGCCACGTGAACCTATGCAGCTCAGATTCATCAAACAAAACTCAAAACTAGATGTTACACATCAAGTCAGGGGGGCATTTGCTAAATTTGAATGTGAAAGTATAATTAACCACTTCAAATCAAAAATTTTGAACAAGGCGGGTGTTGGTGACGGTGACGGTACTATAGACATGTCAGTTCGGAGAAGTAGAACGTATTTTATACCCAAAATCATGATGTACAGATGGATTTATGTTCGAATTATGAATATAATTTCCGAAGTGAATGAGAGTATCTTTCACTTTGACTTGTCGGGCCTTGATGAGAATATCCAGTTTACTGAATATGACTCGTCTTATGAGGGGAGTTACAATTGGCACGTTGATTTTGGGAGGGAAGAGTCGAGTAACCGAAAGCTCAGTATAAGCATCCAGCTGTCTTCAGAGTCTGATTATGACGGGTGTGAACTGCAAGTGGGCGACGTGAAGGTTTCAAAAGAAATAGGGACTGCAGCGATATTTCCTTCATATAAGCTTCACCAAGTGTCTCCGGTGACACGGGGGGCTAGGTACTCACTTGTGACATGGGTCATGGGGCCCCCATTTAGATGATGAAGGGAGTGGTAACAAAAACAGTTGGATTCATAATCACAAACCTGTAGCAATCATGGTTTGGAATTCGTATATAGTCACCAGGGCCGAGGATATACGTCTTGTCCTTGATCTTTATGGTGGTTTCAATCATAAACCATATGTTGTAATATGGTCCGGGTGTATTTACATCATCAAATATACGGGCGGCAAGTTTCTTCCCGGGGAGCTCAAGGGTTCCTCTCGCCCCAAGACGGTTCAGAATGTCTTTGATTTCATCGTCTGGAATACAATTTCTTTCAATATTGACATTTGTATCGTGTGTCAGGCTATAGATGAGTTTCATTGGATAAGGATTCCACATGTAAAGCAAGTCTCGGTCGTCTGGTGGAAAGAGGACAACCCTCTTTCTCCCTCGTATCTGGTGAAGCCAGTTTGAGGCTGTGTCATAGTGCAAATGTGTCCGTATGTTTCCCCAGTTGAGCCAACACGTAGCCCCTGGAAGCGTAGTCCTTGATTGCATAATGTACTCACACCTGTCCTTGTCTCGAAAGAAATCTTCAATCGTCTTTTCTTTAATTTCAAAGTCATCTTTGAAGCGCTCTTTGAGAAAATTTGACGGAAAAACCCCGCTCTCTACTCGGATGACTCGTATCATCTCTCCCTTTTCAAAGATTGTCATGGGGTCGACATCTCCAAGTTCAGACGTATCAATATAAGGAGTCTCCGTGCTCGGACCACCCTCCTGTTCCACCGACCCACCTTTCATAAAGTAATTCATAGCAAAATTCAATTCGTCGCCCTCAGAGAAGACCATGTGGAACCACCCAAAAGGTATGTAAAGCTTCTGTCCAGGTTCAATCACAAGAGTCTGCTTCCGAGCCTGGTAAAATAAAGGGAATCTAATTTTACATGGAAATTCCTCCATCACCTGAGAGTATCTTCGCTCGTGGAAGAACTGGTCTCGGTCCATTAATCTGAATTTATAATTAAAAATGGACGATGGGGCTCATAGCTCAACCACCCAGTCACTATGTATTTTGTTTCTGAATTGGAGACTATACCACTGTGTGTGTGTGTCCACCCCGCCGGCCATATGAGGGTGAGACCCTTCCGTGGCTTCACATGGAGATTTTGATAGTAGAAGTAGGTTTCACCTCCATCATTGACATCGTTTAGATAAGTCATAAAAACAAGGTGTCTCCTCCCAGAGGGACCCCGTGCTCCATCGTGTTCGCAGTGAAGTTTTATATAGTACTCGCCCGGGTTGTACCTCTGAATATTAACACCTGGATAGACAGACCATGGATCCTGGCCTTCGTCAGAATAGATGTACTTCTTCTTGTATTCATTGATGAATTTGAAAAGGTAATTGCTGTACTCGCGGGCAAGAGGACTGTCTCCAAAAGTTATATCCGTAGAGACTTTGGTATCAAGGTTGACTTCACCTTCAGAACCCGAGCTACCCGGGCGCTGCAAATCTATTCTCTGTTCAAAATGTTCTATAATTCTTTCACAAAGTCCATCATCATCCATCTGATACTCTTCGATGAAATTCATTACTATAATTCTTTGTATAAAATAATGGAGACACTTATCTACGCAGATTCACGAAACAGAGACTCCAACCTGTACCCCTCAGGAAACTCCTATGTGCTCCACCTGACAAATCCACTCAGAAATGTAACCCAAGTGGACCTTGTTGCCGCTGAATTTATAAACACATTCTATAACCTCCTCGATGGGAATGCCTGCATCACCTTCAACTCCACAATTATGAATTTAAATCCAGGATTCTATACAGCAGGTGGACTTGCATCTGAGATTACCAGTAGACTATCACCTTACCCAAACTCAAACATAACATACGTGCCCTACCAGGGAAAGTACCTCTTCCTCTCACCAAACCCCTTCACTGTTTCAATTTCCAATTCTGTTTCAAAAATACTAGGACTCCCTGGGGGAACATACACTGCAAACCTAACCTCTACTGACACTGTACTCAACGACACCTATGGACCTTCAATTTACTTTGTAAAATCAAAATCAATGGCTGATCTCTCTGTCAACGAGTACATCTTCCTGGACATTGACGAGCTCAGAACACCAAGCACATCCGAGGCGCTCGCGATGAAACCCGACGGATCAGGGACATTCAGCGGTGCAAATGCAAGAAACTCTTTCGCCATGATCCCCGTCAATGTCAACTCGGGAACAGTCAAGTCATTCAACGAAAGCTCTGATTTTGCAATTAAAATTATGTATCCACACCCAATTGATGTAGTGAGTCGACTGACGATACGGTGGGTCGATGCATCTGGAAAACTCGTCAACTTTAACGGAATAGAAAACAATGCGGCACTCCTCAGATTTCACCAGGACAAGAAAGAGCCCCCACCACCCCCGCCTGAGATTGACAAGGTGGAACTCAGGAGAATTCTCGATGATATGATTACAGTTCAAAAACCACAAAAAGTCGAGGAAAAACGACCTCTTGTGGGTCGATGGACCCTGATTATATTTTTGATTTTAGCTATAATTGTATATTATTACACAAAGCGGATTCGAGCTGTTGCTCCCGTTGTCCCTGGGGGGCCTCAAGTGCTGCCTCGCACTTGAACTTTTTTTTACCGGGTAACAGCGTACATCACCTGGCCTGGCTCCTTGATCTGCACGTTGGTAATCAGAGCCTTGATGGTCAGGTAGACGAGGATGGACAGCAGGGTGGTGAAGATGGCACTGAGCACATAGTACTGGCCGCCATTCTTGCTCACCTGGACCACCTGGGAGATCATGTAGCGGACGGCATCCATCCATGCAACAGCTGCTGCAAAGGAGAAACCTGCCACAATAGAGTTCAGAGACTGGGACTCGAGCTGGAGAGCAACTGAACCAACAACACCTGCCATATGTACTATTTAATAGGAAAAAAATCTGTGTCCTCTTCTTCGTACTCCTCCTCCTGAAGAATGTTCGAGTACTTAACCTTGGGAGTCAACTCATTCTCCTCCTCATCCTCATCCTCGTCTATTTCAAAATCAACAAATTCAGTGTACTGACGCGTCGGCTGATACGGAACAGGCTCGTTCAAAAAATATGTGTGAACCATTACATCTAATTTATTTACAGATTCTGTCCTGCCCTGTCCACCGCATTTTTCAGAGAGACTTCAAGGGGCGACTCTGGAACCCAATCACCCCACGTGTCAAAGCACTCATTCATCTTGACCATCAAGTCTTCCGTCCCTGTGTACCTCGTAAAATCATTATCCTCTGAATCATCTACAATACCTTCCGAGTCTGTCTCCCACTCCTCCTCCTCTTCATCTTCATAAATCTCTGGGTACAGACTGCCAACCTGCTTTCCAGCCACATTCCGGGCTGCATACATCAGACCAATCTGGATGTCCTGGGGTGTCACCACGTCACGACCACACGCCTTGGCATAGTGGGACGCCAGCACAGTGCCAGCCTCAAGCACGGGCAACAACAAGTCAGAGATCGACCGGGGAACCTCATCCTCCATACTTAGTTACCGGGGAACCTGTTTATCTGACCATAATCCTCTTCATTGGGGAACAAAACTTTACCATCCTTCAAAAAGTTGTAACTCACTGCATAAACACGAATGAATCGACTTTGTGTACTCGCATTCAATGTCAATTCCAAAATTTGATTATTAATTCGAGACATGTTCACTTGACCACACGGCAGGGCATTTTCAGGATCGAGACTGAACGAGTACATGTAAAACTTTCTGTCAGGGACACGGGTGTGGTACTCCATCGCCTGGATGACACGGAGATAGATGGGGACCCCTATGTACTTGTCGACTCGGTCTGCATTATTTAATTTTAAAACTAAATTGGAAAGCTGTTCGGAGGTGCCATTTGTGTAGGAGGTTTGGTCTGAACTGAATGATCCATCAGATGTAAAATCAAATCCAAATGCATTTATGTTTTGGATTACCAGGAAGAGCTCTTTGACTGGATTCATAAATCCCAACTGGAGTCTTACATTGTTTACCCCCTGTGCTGCGTAAAACTCGACACGCTGGACCTGCTCATAGACCTGAATCTCTCTTTTCAATTCAAAACCTAAATAGGCATACTCGACAAGGATCTGCATGTTGATCGGCAGTGTGTATTCATAAACTGGAATTGTAAATAGGGATGACTTTTTGAGGATGACACGAAACTGTATAAGAGCATCCTTCATTTCAAATCCCTTTTGAAAACAAGAAAAGGGGAGCGGCAGTGTGTATTCGGAGTTGACCGTTGCAGATGTCGCTGGGTACACGCGACCTGACAGGTACTGGAGGGTAGTCTGCTTCCCCTTTGGAGTCTTTAGATCAAACATCATCTCAATGTACTCACCATACAGACGCTCAACCATCTGGCCATCGTACAAAATCTCAACATATTCAATCATATACGTCATCACAGAATCACAAAAGGCACTCGGAATAATTGGAGCCAAGAATTTCAGATAAATATTTGTAATGAGGTCTCCTCTTTTTGTAATTTTTACAATGTTATCTGTTCCGAAGCGGACATCTGTGTCGAAAGAGAGGACCTCGAGGCGCTTGGCAAATGGCACCTGACCTGTGTATTTCTCTAGAAAATATGTAATTTCTGGTTCTCCAACAAGCATAATGTCATCTGCACCAAAATATGCAAGTGTGGCTCTTCCGGCCATCTCTGATATTTACATCTAAAAATATATCAGCTGGATCTCCACAGCGTCTCCGCTTCGCGTATTCGAAGCACTGCGTGCTTCACTTAATGGACCTGACTAAAGTTGAACATGAGACCGGCCACCCCATTTTCAATTCGTAATATGTTGTAATTCATAGCATAGACTCGAAGGCTTTTTGTAATTGTCGAAAGCGGAACCACTGTGAGCTCGAGGTCTATATTTTTGATTCTGCTCATGTTGACTTGGCCGGTTGGCCGGGGATTCATCGGGTCATTTGCGAAGGAGTACACGTAGAATGCTCTGGTCGGTGTCACGTTGTATTTCTGGAAGGTTTGCACGTACTGGAGGTACTGCGAGTCCACCACCTGTCGACTGAGAAACTCCTGACCATTGAATTTCAATCCCAAATTGAGAAGTCCGTTGTTTGAAAAGTCATACGGGGCTGTTCCTGAATTTTGAATCACAATGTACATTTCCCGAACAGGATTGAGAAAGGGGAGCGGGAACACTCCAGTTGCAAACCCAGTCCCAAGAGTAAAAGACACCGACTGTGATTGAGTAATAAGGTACTCGAGCCTGTTGTTATTCATCCAGCGAGTTTCACTTTCCGACAAGAATCCGTACTCGACAATCATCGTCATTGTCATAAACTGACTCAGACTTGACAAATTTGAAACAAAAGTTAAATTTGAAAAGGGCAAGAGGGTCACTGCAACTTCGAGATCGGATCTGCCAAGGGCGCACACTGGAATGGAAAGTTCAGTATTCCCGTAAAAGTAAAAGGGGAGATTTGTGTAATATGTTCGTCCAGGATCGAACACATTTGAGGTGTCCCCCTTGCCCGTCAGTAAACGGAGTCCGGGCTGATTTTCATATGGAATATACAAGTCATTGTACAGCTCAATTTGTTCACCAGACAGACTCTGAATCACCTGGCCCCCAATTCGGAGTTCAGCCGAACCTATCGCAAATGTGCCCACAGAGTCAACATATGTGTAGACAGGCACCAAGTTACTTGCAAAAATTCCAACTGAAAACATTGTATTTGCGTAAACAGTTGTTGTTCCTGCATTCACGGTGGCATACGTCACAGTTGCAAATGCCGGAACAATTTGGGATGCGGTCGTAATATAAAATGGAATGCACACCACATATGGAGGCAAGAGACCAAGACTTATGTTGTGGGTCGCCGAGGTTACATAAGAGCCGGAGATTGTGACTGTAACAGACTGGAGTAAATCTTGGGTACACAAAACAGCCTCGAAAAGGTACAATCCACCGGTATTAATTTGAATCACAGATCCAGATCTCTGAATCTGTGTACTGCCACCATAGACTGCCCAACCGGCCGATCCAAAGTTTATAGGGGACGCCAGACTAAATGAAGCAACCGAGGGCACAATCATCAGACCATTCTGCGGAAAAGATGAAGTCGGACTGGCGTCTGTGTTTTGTACAAATGTAAAATAAGATACATTTGATCCGACAATTGTGTCGGTCGTCACTGTGCCTGATAGACTCTGCATCGTAATGTCTACAAAGTAGGGAAGGGTCGTTGATGTGACACTTATCGGGAGCACAAAGTCCAAACTGGGAAACCCAAACTGACCCTGATATGTTGTGTATACATATGCATTTGCTCCACGCACACCGTTACTGATTGTAACACTCGTAATTGTACTCGTCTGGAGAGCAAAGACGGCAGTCATCAAAAATGTCCCAATTTTATTAAAGGTGAACCCGTTGACTGCGGGCACGACACTTACAATTGGAAATGAGGATGAAGTATAATGTGTGAAATTTTGGGGTATAATTTGTGTTCCCGTGGAGAGCCCTGCGCTCGGAGACACGATGAATATGTCATCGAGTGGGCCGATGCCGAGCCATGATCCCGGCTGTATACTTCCACTTATTGGTGAAAGCTTAACATCAATGTACATGTAAACAGTACTAGACCCTGAAGGAATTGTAATATTAACAGGAATTGTAAAGAATGGTGTTGGTGATGTTGCAGAGAGTGAGAATACGTGTTCTGTCAGGAACTGTGCTGTACCGGGGTGACCATCCGTCGTGTTCAAACCGTAACCTATAGAATAAATTGCAACTGGTGAGTTTGTTACAAAGGCCCCCCGGATACAGTACTGTCCGCTCGTTGTGAAACCAATACAGCCTTGTGGGGACTGGAAACAAAATGTCGATCCCGACACCTGGGACATGTACAAGTACTTTGAAAAATCAAAAAACACATAGTTTTGGCTCACGTCTCCGGCACGGGACACAAATTTAAATGGAGAACTTCCAGATGAGGATGGTGTTATAGTCGACTGAACCTGAAAGTACAAACCGGCCCTTTTTGTAGCGGATGGAATACCGTTGCCTCTCGACCACCCGCCTTGCTCAAGTGTAAAGTCACTGTATGCGACATACTTTGTGCCAATTTGGTAATTATTACTGTGAAAACTTGAAGATGTTGTTATATAATTCAAATTTCCGTCGGGGAGTACATTGTCAAAATTCTTAGGATCAAAACCCCAAAATGTAGCCTGGGAAGGCTCAACAGTCACATTCGAACTTGTGATGAATGCAAATTTGTTTATATTTGCATCGTAAATGACGTTTGATTGGAGCACTGTGCCAGAGATGAATACTGTATTTCCTGTTGTAATTTGACCTGTTGTTTGTGATGTAATTGTAAAAGTTACACTGGTTGTTGTGTAGCTTGCGACTGTCATTACTCCCGATACAGCAGTGGTCGTGCCCGTGTATCCTGCAAACATATTGTAATTTGGAAGTACATTTCCGACTGTAAATGGAATGGTGATGCTTGTTCCTGTGACGGGTGCTACTGTTGAGCTCACAATATAGGGGACCTGTGCAGGGTTATTCATCCACCCGAGTGAAGTTTGAAATTGAGATTGTAAATTGGTAGAGTAAAAGGTGATGCCTGTCGTGGGCCCACGGATAAATCTCCCGTCGACAGTAATTTTAGGATAAAATGCCGCCTCACTGGCAATGTTTGACCAGTTCCAGTCATTTCCAGGGTTATTGAGAAAGGGCATGTTTAGCTTTAGAGTCATCCCCCTCACAATGTCCCCCTTGAACGGAATTTTACAAATAGATTGGGTGCCAAAGGCTTGTTGGGATCCGTTAAAGGGTATGTCGTACGCCTCAAGCACGAATGGTGTGTTTCTGGAGTAGATGCCTTGGAAATAGGTCACACTCGGACTTCCTGTCAGGTACGCATCCTGTTGACCCACTGCAGCCAGCTGAATATATCCAGCTGACGCCATCTAATACAATACAAGGTTTTTTTGCGCTTAATTATAATTCATAATTTGAATGTGAAATGTAGGAATGAGTTTCAATCTCAAGAGGTTCGACCCCTCCAAGATGAAGGATGACAAGGTCTGTGTCTTCATAGGGAAAAGAGGTACGGGCAAGTCAACACTCGTGACTGATATTCTGTGGCACAAAAAAAACATTCCAGCAGGCATTGCCATGTCTGGGACCGAGGATGGAAATGGACACTACAAGCAATTCATCCCAGATCTCTTTGTCTACTCCGACTACAACAGGGAGGCAATTGAGAAAATTATGGATCGCCAAAGGAAAATTGCCGCCCGTGTCGGAAAGGAGAAACTTCCCCCCGTTTTTATCCTTATGGATGACTGCATGTATGACAGGGCTTTTATGAGGGACACGGTGATGCGAAGTCTATTTATGAATGGACGCCACTGGAACATATTCTTTATGATGACAACACAGTACGTGATGGACATGACCCCTATGATTCGGTCAAACACAGACTATGTCTTTGTCCTCAGAGACAATGTCAAACAAAATAGAGAAAATCTTTACAAATGTTTCTTTGGGATGTTTCCGAGTTTTGACTCGTTTTGTCAGGTGATGGATGCGTGCACTGAAAACTACGAATGCCTCGTGCTCGATAATACATGCAAAACAAACAGGATCCAGGACATGGTGTTTTGGTACAAGGCTCCTATTCGCAAGAATTTTAGGGTCGGAAGTCCGGCGTTTTGGCAGTACCACAATAGACACTACAATCCGAGACACCAGGTTGCACCACAGCCAGCGGGGGCCCCACCACGAGCACGGGGCGCGCCGACAATTGTTGTGAAAAAAACGAGGTAATAGAAAATGATGAATTATGATCCAAATGCGGGTCTGGATATGATTAAAGATGTCCCGCCGGCCCCTCCCCCATCCGCGGGTGAAGACAATAAGAAAAGTGTGCCAACCGGACTGCTTCGTTTTGAGCCGGAAAATAAAGTTGATACATCTCAAATGGCAGAGTTTTCTTCACCGATTGAGGAGGTTATGGCGGGTCCAGGGCAGATGATTCAGGATGAGGTTATGGGTCCGTCCAGAGCCCCATCCGGACAAAAATCATCATACAGATCCGAGGATCAAGGCGAGACCAAAAAGACCAAGTCAAACAATCCTTTTGGACTTACAGATGATCAATTCCAAGCTGCAATTGCCGGTGCAGTTGCTGTTGTCGCATTTTCCAAGCCCGTGCAGACCCGTCTCATCTCCATGGTTCCTAATTTTCTAAATGAAAGTAGCGAGCTGACAGTGACTGGTATGGCGGTGAGTGCCCTCGTGGCCGCAATCATATTCTTCCTTGTGAAGCAGTACATGCTAAAGTGAAACCGAAGGAGTTGTGAGAGGGGAGCTTTTCGGTCCTTCTCCAACCTTTTCTCCACAATACATCTGATCCTGGACAGGAGAGTACACTCCGAGTGAGTGACAAATTGTCCGGAGATCCCTGAAATTGTCCCAAAAACGCTGTGTATGATCGTATTCAGACACGGTGAGATGAGCGAGCTCATGCAAAAATACATACATTGCCGACTCTATATCCTCCCCATCCAGACAGATATAGATTTCGTACCCCTTGTTCACGTTCGAACCCACAATACCACTGTGCCTATCCGTGCCTGTTATTATTGCATTTTTATTGCAAATAAGCTTCCATCGGTCCTCCTGTGGGAGACCATTCTGTATCACCTTGTACCTTTTCTTAATCTCCTTGAGCATAGGGGGATCTTCTGTCAGAGAAACCACATCTGCAAACACGGCGACAAGAATCCCAAGAATCAAAAGACTCATATCTACTATTGCTTTATAAAAACAAATTGGGAATATATGTCTGAAATGAGTCCGTTGGGCTTTTTGAGCATAGGTTCCCACAGAAGCATCTTGAACCCCTGGGCAATCATCGAATCTATGAAGAAATCCCTATTCAAAATTGGTTCCTCCTTTTCCCCTTGTGCATAAAAGGGGCCGTCCGTCAGGTACACATTCAGTTTTCCATTTCGAATCTGAATTGTGTTCCCAAGTCTGTCTGTGAATTTTGATTCAGAATTCAAAATGGCCTGGATCCTTACGCTGTCAGGAGTGATGCCAATCAGGTACCCTCCGGATTTTACAGATTTTCCAATTGCATCGACTGATTTCCTGAAAATGTCAGGGTTTTCGAAAATATAGTGGATTGAAAAGTTGTAGCAGACGACATCGTAGGGTCCCCACTGAACTGCTGAACAGACATCTCCGGGCGGGAGGAACCATATCCCGTAGTTTGACTCGACGGCCCGGTTTTGGGCCTCAGTCAGGGAGGCTTCATCTGGGTCTATGGCAGTGATTTTCAATTTGGAAATGGAATTCCACTTGTGGATGTCTCCACCTCTTCCACAGCCACAGTCTAGAACATGCATTCCGGGGGAAACCCAATTTAAAATTAATTTGCGCTTGCAGTCATTGTGTAGTCTGCGTAGCTGCTCCATTACAGTACAGGGTGTCAGCCTCTCTAAGTGGCTTAAAGAATGGGTGACCTGAGTATGTACATGGCAACCCTTGAGCAGGACTACTTGACCGTCCCCGGACAGGTTTACGCGTGCGTTTCATTCGTGGGCCCCGATTTGCCCCAGAAGAATGAGAAGCTCGGTATGAAGATTCGTGGTTGTTTCGCAACGAAGGATGAGGCTGCGAGCCACGCCAAGCGCCTCCAGCGTGAGGATGCAATTGTTGACATTTATGTGGTGGACATGTACAAGTGGCTTTTGATCCCCCCTGACCGTGACCAGATTAACGATGTTCACTACCAAAACGAGAAGCTCGAGGAGATTATGAGCAAGTACAAGGAGAATCAAGCCGCGGCCTCGGCAATGTTCGAAAAGCGCAAGCGCGACTCGATGGCTACGGCCCAACCCGGCGAGTTTCCGTTTATTGACCCAGCCGACGAGAATTCCAAGTACTACAACAAGCCTGATGTACCTCCCATCCCACACCCCGCCGAGATTCTCGAGGAACTCAAGAAGGAGTTTCCCGACAAGCCAATCGAGGAGCTCGTCAAGATTGCGGACGAGAAGGTTGCGGCCATCATCGAGGAGCGCCGCATCGAGACCGAGGCCAAGGTACAGAAGGTCCTCGATAGCATCAAGGAGGATGCAGCCTAAATATTTAAATATTTGTAAAACATAGAGATGCTGATTATTACACTTATGGGGTGTGCATTTGTAATTTATCTCATCTGGTTATCAATCAAGAGTGTTAAAACAAGTTGTCCGCCGAAAATATCGGCACCTGTACACGCATATGATAACCAGTATGATGTGTTCCGCGACATGGAGCCCCAATCTCAGGTGCGCGAAAACCCATGGATTGGATTTTTACAAGAGGATCTGGCCAAAAATAGAACAGGACCAATTGGTAATTTTGTAGGAAATGAGTCATCCTCGGGGAGTGTCCCAGTGTACCCTATAATCTAATTTGAGTTGGCAATCTTTTTCAATATATGCGCGGGCAATTTAGGACTATTTTTTATAACGTGAAATCTCAAATTTCTTTTCGCTTGCTCTACAATTCTGTTTAAAACATTGTTGTTCACTGTGTAGCGCAATCCGTGTTTACGTTTCAGTGCCATTCCTGCATTGACGTGTTCGGACGCAACAGACCATGCCCCCTGATGACGAGGATTCAACTTTGAAAGAGCCCTCTTCGCAAGGTTATACCTTTTTTCAGCCCTTACATTAGGACGTATCATGTTAATATTAATTTATAAATTAAAATACTCTTGTCTATTTTGGAGGGTTAATAATCAGTGGCCTCATATTTGTCAGTAAAATTCCAATGACAATCCCAATAAGAATCCCTAGAATGACGGGGTTGTTCTTGAGCTTATCAATTTGATTTTCTTGGAGGGGCTGTGATGGTGGTGGTCGCATTTGCTGCTGAATAGATGGCCATTCATTTGCTTGGGGTTCAGGTTCTACGCTTTTTGACGACAGAAACGGGGGCGGGGAGCGGTCGTCCATTATCCTCTTCGTCACTCTCGTTTTTATCTGGAACAACAAATCCATCCAAGTTTCCATATTCATCTGCATCCTCCTCGTCGTCGTCATACTCCTCGTCCGAGTCATCTGATTCAATATCGTCTGTTTCTGGTTCCTCCGTGTCATAGTCGTCGACATCGTAATCATCCTCAACCTGTTCAACTGGCTCGTAGCGGACAGGGGGCTTGGACACACGCCCACTGCGTGTTCTAACTGTACTCTCACTGGCCGTGGGAGCGGACTCTGGCTGGGACAAAGTTTGTTCCTGCTGCATTCTCTGGATATTCCTGGATCGTCTCGTTTAAGTACTTTGGAAAGAAGTAAATTCCTTTAGAAAGTGCAATTTCATTTATGGTATGTTCACCTTCGTACCCGAGTTGTCCTGCGATTTCGTTGAGTTTTTCCTGGTAGACTGTGTCGTCTGCATGCCTTATGCCGAGGCCCATGTCTCTTACGTTTTCAATAGCTGTGTAGAGGGCTTTTGCAGACAGGTCAATGTCCGTGTCTAATTTGTCTCTAAAAAGGGTCATGTTATTGAGGAAGCGTTGCCAGCTCACTGGATCGAGACCAGAATATGGATGCACCGCCTGTTCGAACTTCAGGAACTGGCCGTAGGTTCCTTTCGGTGACAAGCTCCATAAAACTGCGAGCAGGAGGGCTACCAACAGGAGCGACTTCATCTATTATACTCGGAGGAAGAATATGCTCTGAACCGACGAAGTTTTTGCACTCTTCGTTGAAGCACCGCTGACTCACACGGCCCTTGCTCAACAGAAACCAGATGTGATTTGACCTGTGCTCATCACGTATCCTCTCGCAGTATTTCGAGTCGCTCTGTATATACCAAGAGTCACCCCCTTCCTCCATCCTCTGAATTTTCTTAACTTGGGTCCGTCGCTGACCTGGGATATATCTCTGAATAAACTCTTCTATGGAGTCGCTCGAGGGTACACTCAGCTCCTCCTCGGTCCTGCTCTCGTTCGAGGCGCACCGAATAGAAAAAAGAGAGAGTGTTTCAATGTTTGGCTCTTTTGAAAAATCCTGCCCATCCAATGTTCTCCACGGAATATAGGGGTCACCAGAGGGCTTTTTGTGAGACCACAGCATCCGGAGACCAGAACCTCCGTACACACTCGAGTCAATCACCTGTGCCCAGTTTATACCTTCCACATCCGGAAGATCCAAAAGTATTTTTGCGCGGTTCGACAGTGCTTGCTGCTTTGTCACCTTAAAGTCCGGCCAGTGAATGTGGACTCCGGACTTTATCCCCTCTTTCACAGGCCTCGGTTGAGCCCGGGCTATACAACAACGCCCAGGTCTCCCTATAGAATCATGAAGACACTTGCATATTTTAATTAGAAATTCATCACTCAACTTTTCGGGCGCCTTGTAGTCGAGATCAACAAAAAACTTGAAAACTTCTGTTTTTTGTTCGACGACATATAATTTATTTTTCTTAAGCTCTTCGATGTAGACATGAAAGAAATGGTCCATGTCTTCGTCAAGGACAAACAAGATGCCCCCGTCCATAAGTGTGTGTGTTCCTGGAGCCTTGGGGACGAGCCAAGTGTCCATTACCATTTAAGCATTCTTCTTCTCTAAGTCTGCCTCATCCTCGTCAGAAGATGTCTCGAGGGAGATCCTGGCCCAGAAACTCTTCGCCTTTTCCTCCTTTACTTTTGCCAAAGGTGCAGGTTCAGGTGCAGGTGGCTCGGGCACCTCACCCTCTAGGGTCTCTTCCAGTTTCTCAATTTCGTAGCACAATCTGCGAATGGTTAGTTTCTCAGCAAGATTCTCGGCTGTCGTGCCATCATTCAGTAACTTGGCCAACTTTTCGGCATACCACATCTTACTGGGTGTCATTCTATAAATTGATTTCAAAATTAATTCAAGTCAAAGACGCAAGTTGAATGGGGTTTTATTTTTGTTCCTAATTGCGGATATAAATTCAGGATTTGAAATGACATGTGCGCGGATCATCGGCCACAGGTTTGATCTTTTTGTGATGCCTTCGAGTGTGTCAAATTCACAGTCATCATTTTCATCGTAATTTTTTCTGAATGGCACGACATTTTCCTCCATTTTTTCCTTTTCCTCCTTGAATCTTTGTACAATGTGTTTGTGTTCTTGCTGTGTCATTGGGAGGTCGAATACATAGACATGGTAGTGGTTAATTACATCGACACCATCTTCCAGGTCTTTTGGTTCTGGTGTATCGGTCGAAAACTTGAAGTAGGCGTAAGAGCCTCTCTTCAGGTTGATCGTTCCTCGTGTTTCTTCTTCGAGTTCACGAATCGCACACCGGAGTGGGTTCAGAATCTCGCGTCGGCGACACCCGCCAGTAACAAATGTCCACTCCCTGTACCTCCGGTCATGGACCAATAGAAAGTGAGGCACGCCCTCAACCTGACTCATCGGTATCGCTACTGCTTTGTGTCTTTCTCGAGTCATCATTTTGACTCCTCTCTAATTTATCATCATTAAAAAATTCCTGGAGATTCCCGCTGCGCTTATCATACGATATTAGAAATACAATAGCCAAAAGAATGACCCAAACCCACAGGGGCATTTATATTTAGGTATAAATTTAGTTCGCGTAAAGGACGGACCCGAGACCATTTTGTATTCTGAGCACGTTGTAGTTGACTGCGTACAGGTAGGGCGAGGTGACGTTGGGGTTTGTGAGTGCGAGCATACCCGTGCGGCCGGTGACTGGGTCTTGGGCTCCGACAGGTGTCAACAGGCGGTATGTGTCGATGCGGGAAAAGTTGAGGGTGCCAGTGGGCTGGCTCTTGGATGTGTCGAGGCAGAAGCTGATGATTGCGACATTTGCAACCTGCTGGTTGTGTCCGTATCCATATGGTGTCTGGTAGTACTGGGACTTGTCGACCCACTGGGGCAGGGGGAAGAATTCGGCGACATCCACTCCGTTGATTTGCTGCTTCATGCTAAAGTTGGCTGCATTCACAGAGTTGTTTCCGTTCTGGAAAATCTGTGCGTAGCTCTGGGACTGGAAGGCGATGTACTTGATGGGGTGAGCAAGTGACAGCTCCTGGACCGAGCCTGGGGACACTGGCACGCGGACCACCTGGTGGATGAGCATGTCGTGGCTATTATCGGCGAAAAACTTGCGCTCGGCGGCATCCAGGAAGATGAAGTTGGCCCAGCAGATGAAGCTCAAGCTAGAGTATGTTACTGTGCTGTTCGAGGTCCCTGGGAAAAAGCCAATCTCTGTTCCGACAATTGCAGTGGGAGGGGGAGGAGTAGACTGTGTGGCGAAGCTCACATTTACGGTGGTTGCGTTGGAGGCGGTGACAACCACTGGACCCACCAGGGGCAGACCAGCCACGTAGGAGCCCGCCTGGATACCTGAAGCGGCGACAGGGGAACCAATGTTATTGATGGTCAGGGTTGCAGTGGTGGAAGTCACAGAGATTACAGTGTTTGCAACCACGGTTGCGACTGTGGTCGGAGCATACACATTCAGTGTGGAGTTGGCAGGGAAGAAGATGTTTGAGGTGCTTGTGGTATTTGCGAATGCAATTGTTATATTAGACAGACCAGCGGCGTTGGACACCTTCTGGATAACTGCGCTGACGTTGGAATCTGGCAGGACCACATTGGACACCAGAGATCCGGGGAAGATTGGACCAGACACTGAGTTGACACCGATGAAGGCGGTGTTTGAGCCAGCTGAAGTCACAATGGTGGAGGACACATTGATTGTTGCCTGTGGGACAGCTGACACCACTGGATTGGTTGTTGGGCCAAAAGTGACCGTCTGACCCAGATTGGAAGACCAGGTGATGCGCAGCTCAACATCGTGGAACTGCAGAGACACCAGGGGCAGGGCCAGGAAGTAATCCTTGCAGAAGAAGAACTTCAGTGGGAAGAATGGGGCCTTCTGGTTGGTTGGTCCAGCTGTGTTAAAGTTCAGGTAACGCGTGGAGTAGGTCTGGGCACCGACAACTGGCTCTACATCGGACATCCACTGGAAATCCTGAGTATCAACCACTTGACCTCCAATCAGCAGCTCAACCTTGTCAATACACTTTGACCAATCCAAATTGTAAATAGATGCGTTGTTCTGATCACGGGCAGAAAAATACACAAAGCTTAACAAATCACCCTTTTTCTCGAATCTTACAAGCGAGATGCCACCTGGCTGGGGGCTACCCTGGATCACTTGGCGCTCAATAGAGTGCGCATAGTGGGTGTACCGCTTATAGTTCGAACGAAAGAATGAAACCTCGGGTTTCCCAGTCAACCAGGTGTCCTGGGCCCCAGTAGCGACGAGCTGTACTATGCCTCCGCTCATTTTATATTATTACTATAGTTTTTTTTCAGACCTTAACTCGCGGAAAGTGGCTGTTGGGCAAACGAATTTTTCTCGAGCTGTTTGATGGCGATATCGAGAGTCTCTGAATAGGGATTTATATTTCCTTTTAATTCGTTAAACTTGTCGTAGGTTGGTCTTGTGTATGTGGGGTACAGGCCGGAACCTCCACCGGCCCCTCCAGCCTGAACGGGAAAGGCTGTAGACTCGAATCTGTTGTTTGTCATTGCGCCAACGACATTTTGTGGGTCCTCTCTGACATTCATTCCCTGTCTGTTTCCGGGGCGGTCTGGGTTTGATCTGTTGTCTGACAGGTGGGGAAGTTTCTTGTCATGGAGTGCTCCGTCATATGGCTGGTACACGTTGTATTGGCTAGGGCCGTACTCGAGAGTATCTCCGCGGAATCCGGTTTCCTGGCGAATAGTCGTCCTTCTGGTTTTGATTTGGTCTGGTCGACCCTCGAAACCTCTGAGTGCACCACCCTGACCTTGGCCGCTGTTGTTTGAGGGGTCTCTGTGCCACGTTTTGGTTGACTTTGCCAGGTGGGTCACGTCGCCCATTCCACCAGCGCCTCCATTCTTGACAACAGGGTTGGGAGGACCCTCGGCACCTGGGAGCATTGTCAAACGCTCCTCGTTAATGTTATTCGGCAAAACACGGAAAAACTGTTGGAAACCACCAGCCGCCGCCACATCGGGACCGACACCAAGACCTGGACCCACATTGTGCCGCTCCACTGGAGGGAAATTATTCATTTTATTTGTAATGTTCTGGCGGTCATACAGGTTGTAGACGGGTTGGCCATATGGGGAACGGGTGTTTGTTTGGGTCGGAACCTGCAGAGATCGAACCTCATTCTTTGGGGTCAGGCGGAAATCCCCTATTCTGCGTCCTAAATTAGGGGTCATAATCTTGACATCCTGGTAGTCCTGCCAGTGATCACCTGGATGGGCCATAAGGTCAGTGTCCCTTCGGGTAATCACCGGAACTCTTTGGGGTTGCGTGGTTGCTGAATCATCGTCTGAGGAATCACTCAGACGCTTTCCGGCAAACACTAAACCAACGACAGCCGCAATGGCCAACGGGTCCATATTATTATTACTTTACTTTATTTTTTCAATCTGTATCTCTGATCAAAACGAACATTTTGGTCAATCGAGTACGTGCTGATGGGGTCCCATGTCAGGACACGCAGTGGGATATTTACATATGAATTAGGGAAATCGTAGGCAGCCTCTGTGTATGGTTTCTTCCATGCGAGTGTGTCAACTGGACGGAGAGCAGACTCGGCATCCACGACATCAACTTGTGTCACTGTGGCTGGCCCCTGCCATACGCCTTGCTCGAGGGTGACACCCCCGGTGCTATAATACATCTGAGGCATCTTGATATTGTCTAGTATTTTAATTTAGCGACCGTTTCCAGCCCGCAATTGTGTCTGTTCGGGGAAGTGGAACCGGCTGCTGTCAATGTCACATGCTTCACCGCCTTGATCCTTGCAGAATGGAGAGAATGGCTTGCCATGGCACGCCTGTGCAAATCCAGTTTGGTCGTTGGGAATTGTTGTGTTTGGCATTGTGTAGAAATTGCGCTCTGCATCTCTCTTGCGCTCAAATGGGTGAATTTGGCTCCACTGTTGCTGGACCTCGGTGCGGACACTTGGGTACCACGCCGCCGATGGACGATCCGGCTGATCAATGTAATCAGTCATCAACACATTCCCCATAGGATTGTCCAGTGTAGGCAATGTCACATTCCCGCGAAGAGGACCCACCCCGCGAGCATCCCCCTGGGCTGGACGCATTTTAGAATCCTTAATCATATTTGTAATTGACATGTAGTACAGGATGGCCAACACAAGTCCGCCGAGAGCCAAAACACGCGTGTCCCTGTTTATCAAAAATACAATTATGCTCGCATACAGAACAAATCGGGCTGTTGCGGATATGCGCTCCTTGGACGACTGACTCGGGGATGGCCAAAATACAAGCATCTGATCAGGGTTGAGAATATCCTTTGGATCCATATTAGTATATAGTAGTAAATTTATTTTCAGTTTAATTTGGGAAATCCCCCCTTTCCTTGAAGCATCTGTGACATCATCTTCTGAACACTGCTCATCAGTTTTGCCTCATCAAGCTCACCACTATCCTCAATTTCCTTTGCGAATTTCTGGGCTGTACCCTCGACCATTGCGAGCATCTCTGGAGGGAGCATAGAGATTGATGTGCCGAGCATGTACATATTCTGAATATGAGACCACACGGCATTCTTGTTATTCTCAGTCATATCTGCCCACACACCCACCAGACCAATTTCATTCATAAACTTGTTCTTTTCGCTAAAGAAACTTGGGTCGCGGGCTGTCAGCAGATTAGCGCGTGACCCCGTGTACTTCATAAAACGATCCATAACAGCCTTTGTCCTGGGCTTTTTGCTAGCAGCTTTAATCACCTCATTGTCGGGATATACGGCAAGTAGGTCATTATAAAATGAATCAAGCATGTTGTTAAATGCACTGTTTGACGCCATTTATTCTAAGGTATATATACTCTTTATTTAATAGGGATCTTTTGAAACTGCATCTCCTTGTCCGACGCCCTGGGACACTATAAAGTAGACAAGGAGACCAACAAGAAATGCAGGTTTCATCATGTCTGAATTCTTCACCTTCTTTTCTCCATTCATCTTGGACTTGCCCATCACATAGGCTGCAGTGAGGGCCGCGGCAATTACGGCTGCACTGAAAGGTTCACGAAAGTACTTGTCCATTTCTATAGTTTAATCTATTTTTTTCTATTTCTCTCGCGCATCGTCAAAGAGGGATTCTCCATTTTCATCCATTTTCTTGACGACCGGTGGATTCAAGGATGGGGTCACTTCGTGTATTGTGGATCCATTTGGTGTCTCTGAGACGGGATCTGTTGAATTTTGATTTGCAATGTCTCCAAGGTCTTGAGGGGGTGGCTCGGAGCTTGGTTCCTCCTCTGGAATGTGTTCCTCGAGTCCTTCGGGTTCCTCGGTTTCCTCCGACTCTTCCGTCTCATCAAAGGATGCATCCTGCTTGAGATCACCAACGATAGTGTCCCACGGAATCAGTTCCTCAATTACATTTTGAATTTTACATGTAAATCGCTCAGTCAGTTCCTTTTTACGGTCTTCATCAGTCTTTGAGGGGTCTGTGATGATGGTTGGTCTGTAGTAAAGGTCCTCGCCGCACGCCTCATAGCACCTCTGCACAAACACATCGTGCGAAGGCAACTTTAACGCAATCTTTTTGGGTTTCTTGTCCATCCGGATACCATTCATCAAAATCTTCACGTGGCAGATGAATACAGCCGCCAAAAAGTTCTGGAACAGGGGATTTGCATTCTTAATAGTGTCGGCGTGCTTCAGACTGATGGAGCCGTTCCACGTCTTGATGTTCCGAAGGAGCTCTTGGAATACGAGTGTAGTATTCTTCCCCTTGGATTCCTTCTTCGCCTCGAGCCATATTTCCCAAAAGGTTTCAATCATAGAGGGAATCATGGAGTCGCACAGTTTCTTGGTGAATCGCCGCTCTGATCCCTCAAGCACCTCCATTATTATTTACTAGCATTTTTGATTTCAATCAATTTCGCAGAAAGATACACTGACAGGTCAAGTGCCTCTTCCAAAGCCTCCTTGACCCAATCGTAGCCTGAGTTTTGGATCAGACCGTGCCCGTACTCTTTGCGACCCTTTTCCATACGCAGCCTGATGAGAGAGATAATCTCCTCATTGCAGTCAGACATTATATAAAAGGGGTAACCAAGATCTTTAACGCATAATTTGACGAATAATAGCATTCACGCCTGGAATGTTTCTGTTTAAATTCATAGACCTGTATTCAGTTGTTGTATTGTTTTCGTTGAGACTATTCATTATTTTGTTGTTTTTGTACTTGTTAAATCCGAGCAGATTCATTATGTAAGCGCTCGGTGGTCTATTTCTAGACCTGTTTGAATTTGACAAAAACATGGATGTCTGGAATGCTGTTTTGTACCCCGCCCTTTTTGCGCACCAAATAATAATAGCGCGAATCTGTGTGCCAAACCCACGGCGCTGATAATTGATATTTGTTCTACCGCTCTCTAAATATATTTCGGGGCCGTCGAGGTAGCAGCTTTGACGAGCGACACTTGTATTTCCATAATAATAATTTACAATCATAATTTCTCCAGACCTGTTTGCCTGAATATACAGGTGTGGATCAAGATACTTGTTGAAATTGTTTATTTCACGAGTGAGTGCATCTCGTCTATTCATTATTATTTCCTAGAATATTTTTCGGCAGTTTTTTTGAGATTCATGAGGCTCGGGAAGGCGAATTCGGGTTCTACAACCTCCTCTGTGATTGGTTCCTTTTCCTTGAGTTTTTCCCATGAAACCTGGTAGCTTGTGGGCCCGACCATATTGACTCTGTAGCCGAGTCGTGTGAGTTGTCGGCCAATGTACCTCACAGCCTCGCCCAAATCGTACCGGGGATATCCAACCACAAACGGGGGGACAGTCAACACAGTCTGCTTGTCACCCAAGTCAAAACGCGCTTTTATTTTACGAGAAAATTGACCTAAAATACTCTTGTAAATCTCCTTCTTGATGTCGACCCGGACTCTATTTTTTTCGGCCAGGTCCTTTACAGACACACACGCCATCTAAAATTAAGCAGAATTAAAAACTGTTGCACCAGGCGCGATAATGTCTCCGGAGCGGGCCGGGGATGGTCCTGGGACAGTTGATGCAGGGCTTGCAGTGTTTGTGAATGAAGTCTGGACTTCACTGCTCAGGAACTTTTGCATATCAGCATCTCTTTGGATGTTCTGGCCGTACATGGCGGACACTTTATTTGTTGAAAATTCATCGGAATTGTTGGATTTGAGTTGGGACTCTCGAAAGCTCGTGAGTTCAGACTGGAACTTGTTGTCGGCCGCCTTCTGAATGTCTGTATAGTCCACGTACTTGTCGGGTTTGTATGGGGTGAACCCTGAATCGTAATTATCCACCTTGGAGCTCGTGCTTATGTTTTCGATTCTGACTGTGCCCTCGGGCCCGACTGTAGCCTTTACATCATATTGGGTACCGAAATAGCCCTGGGTGTTGAGGAACATGAAGCGGCACGAATAGGTGTCCGGGCCGACCGTGTTGATGAAGAGGGTCTCGAGGGGAACCTCATCGGGCTTGTCCTTCTGGATAGCCTCAATCACAGCCTGAATCACATTAGGGGGGATACCTTGCTTGTTGTCAGAGGCGATGTTGTACTGACTCTCCGGTTTCCAAAAGAAAAACAGGTACAGGAGAACTATGAGAAGGGCCCATATAAGAACCTCCATATACTCTATTACACGATTTTTATTAGGTCCCGCGAAGGGTCCGCGTTTAACTTCCCAGGAAACTTCAGCAATATATACTAGAGATATGGCACTTTTGGTTTTTTCTGATAGGTGCCAGTACTGTCAAGAAATACTCAAGTTTATAGAGAGGGAACCCTCGATTCAGCCTGTTTTGAGGTTTTGGAACATTACAACCCAAGGCGTTCCCACAAAGAAAATAACAAGGGTACCGACACTCGTTACAGACGAGGGAAAGATGATGGTTGGCTCCGAGGTCAAAGCTTGGATAGAATCAATGATACCCTCTGAAATTGAATCCTTTAACAACACAGATTTCACTTACAATTTGGACGGGACAGAGGAGTTGGACAACATGTTCAACCTGGACAGATATGGAGCAAGTCTCCAGCCAGTGCTCACCCCAGAACTCGAGGCTAAAATTAATGAAAACCCTACTTCTGCATATCAAAAAAGAAACTCGTCCAATTGAATTTAAAGAAGTGAGACTATGTGTATGTATATGCACCTGAAGACTGTTCAGGCCTCTGCATTTAAAGGTGTTTTCGAAGTTTTGAAAGATATTATCAATGATGTGAATGTTTATTTTACAGAGACTGGTATACGAATTCTCACCATTGATACAGCGCACGTGACGCTCGTCCACATGAATCTCGCGGCTGAAAACTTTGAAGAGTACAGCTGCCAACAGACAATCATTGCAGGAATGAATATGTCCAATATGTTCAAGCTCCTCAAATCAGTCTCTTCACAGGACACCCTGACAGTGGACATTGAGGGCAGAGATTACATGTCAATTAAAATTGAAAATTCAGTCAAGAAATCGTTCACCAGTTTTAAACTCAAACTCCTAGACATTAACGAGGATGAGCTCGAGGTGCCTGATATTGAGATGGATGTGGTGACAACTTTGCCCTCAATTGATTTCCAAAAAATAATTCGGGACATGGGCAATATTTCAAACGAAATTACAATTATTCGCGAGGGTGACATTCTCGAGTTTAGTTGTTTGGGTGACTTTGCGGATCAACTTACACGGATCGAGTGCCCCGAGTCGGTGGACCGGGTCGGAAACACATACAGCCTCAAGTACATATCAATGTATACACGTGCGACAAGCATGTGCTCGAGCGTGCAAATTCTCCAAAACTCGGAAAACGAAGACATCCCAATTATTTTCAGATATTCAATTGCAAATTTAGGTGACTTGAAGTTTTACTTGGCCGCAAAGGTTGATGATAATTAAAAAACAATTGTATTGTATATGAATGGAAGCGAGGTATGCTGAGAGGGTCAAGTCGTGCAAGTCTGAGGAAGAGTTGTGTGAATATTTGTTGGATACTGTGTCTCTTCTCCGGGAGTACCTGGATGAGGATGCGGCAGACCCTGCAATAGAGACAAAAAATATCGTTGGACTGAAGATTAAATCAAAAACAGGTGTCCGGCGACAGGATATTTACAAAAGGTACATGTCCGACGTCGAGGGGATAAACGACGAATTATTCTTCAAAACAAACAATCCAGATGTGGCCCCGTGTAGAAACTGTAATTCGACACACTCTTTCATTATAGACGAGGTCGTCTCTGACAGGGTCTGTAAAGAGTGTGGATTTTCAGAAATGTACCAGTCATCCGACGTGGGCTACAAAGAGGAACAAGATATGGAAAAGACAGTCATTTACTCTTACAAAAGGGAGAATCATTTCAACGAATGGGTCTCCCAATTTCAAGCAAAAGAGTCGACAAATGTGCCAGACGAAGTCATTTCTCTTTTGAGAAACGAATTTAAGAAACAAAAGATTAAGGATTTATGTGAAATTACACATGAAAAGGTGAAGACCCTCCTCAAGAAGCTCGACAAATCAAAGTACTATGAGCACGTCCCGTACATCACCACAATGATTAACGGAATACGACCACCGACCATGCCCCTGGCCCTCGAAGCCAAACTCAGACTCATGTTCCACAAGATTCAGAAACCATTCGAGAAACACAAGCCCGAAAAGAGGAAAAACTTCCTCTCATACTCATATGTCCTCTACAAATTCTGCGAACTCCTTGGCGAGGACGACTACCTCCCCTGTTTTCCACTCCTCAAATCAAAAGAAAAACTCTACGCACAAGACGAAATATGGAAGAAAATTTGTACTGAACTCGAGTGGGAATATATTAAGACTGTGTAATTCAAGCAATAAACTCAATTTCCACAATAGATTTGTCATTTGGAAAGTTAATCAAGTACCCCTCTTTGCACTTGGTAAGCTCCATGTATTTTTGAATTTGAGTTCTGTATTGGTCATTCATTCTTGACACAGCCTTGATTTCAATAACAATTTTGTGGTCAATAATCAAGTCTGACCGAACATTTCCTACATTGTGTCCCTCGTAATTTACAGGGATTATGCGTTCAGTCTCGTAAGGGATTCCTCGTTTTCTGAGTTCAACCTCGAATGCGTTGTGGTACACACGCTCAGAGTATCCAGGACCTAGTGCAGACCAGATACTCTGAGCCATACTGCGGACATCATCCGCCATTACTACTCTCACCTATTTTCTATGTTTTAAGTAAAGATGAATAACAACATTAAACGTGCGGGCGTGGCCAACTTTCTTTTGCGTTCTGGAATTTCACATATAAATGCAATTGGTGTTGCTCATGTGACGACAAATCTGGAAAAGGCTATGATTTACCAAACCTTGCGCAAGAGACATTTTACACACAGAGCTGCTATAATTATTATAACAACTCTTACTCCTCGTCAACAGAGTGAACTCCAGACACTTATTTTCAGGGAACCAAACGCCAGCATCCGAAATGCTTATTTTAATGCCAGAAAGAGGGGCGTAAATCACCCCACAGCTATGAATACCGCAATGTTTAAAAAATTAGGAATGACTTAGATCATCTTCTTAATTGCAGTCATGTGCTCTTGTTCCATCTTGTCTTCCTTTTTTGGTTTGAAAAATGTTTTTCTGACCCAGTCAAAGTCTTGTCTGTATCTCTTTGAGGCGGTAGGCAGGGTCCGCTTGGTGTATGTGCTGACTGCTATGAGCCGGCGCATCACTGCGAGTGGGCTCTCTCCTCCTTTCTTGATGGCATTTGTGAGTGCCTTGTGGCGGGCAGCTGTCGCCTCCACCGGGTGGTAGTGGAACTTGGTCAACATACCGTGCTTCAGGGGTCCAATCAGCTTGGGACCCTTTCCGGCCGCACCCACATCCTTGATGGGGGTCGCCTTCACACGGGTCTTCCCGGCTGGGCGCACATACCGAAAAGTTTTGCCATCACGGTGAACAGTAATCACCTTACGAGTGCGAACCTGTGTGTAGCCAGAACGCAACACCGTCTTCATTTTAATTTAGAATTACAAAATAAATTGACAGACCCCTGACCTGTCATAAACATCCGAATCTTCATTTCAGAATCTACATTGAAATCAAACATGTCAAAGGACTGGATGTTTATACTGACTGCAGGGACATCATATTTTGATCTTAAATGTAAAATGGAAGACATGACTTCGAGGCCATACTGCTTCAAGTCCTTTATATTTTTCTTTTTGTTTGAAAATTCAAGCTCGAGTGCAAGTATATCATCTCTGGGTTTTCCCATGAAGGGGGCGCACGGTGTCCTCTCTGCTGTTCCTCCATCCACATAGTGCCACCCATTGAATTTTGAAACTGAAAACAAAAATGGAACAGCGATGGACATGCACACTGCATCCAACACACTCATTGTAGGGGTTTGGTCAACACTAAAGTAATCTGTACGCTTCAGATCAACGCAGTATGCAGACACATGAAGCTTGATAGGACACCACCTATAGAGCTCCTCAAAGGTAATTTCATTTCTAGATGTAAATTCAAGACATGCCTGAGACAACACCTTCCGAACCTTTGACACCGGGACCAACCCAAAATTGTTGAATAAACTTTTTATATTCGGTTTCATAATTTGCTTTATGGGTGTCTTGAGCGCATAGTCAAATGTCTTTATGACGTCACGTTTTGTGAGTAAATAAAAGAACGCGAGGAGACTTCCTGCACTTGACCCTGAAATCTCCTCGAGGTCTGTCATTTGACCAGATTCCTCGAGCTTGTACATTGCGCCCATAAACACAAATAGGCCCATAGCACCTGGACCTACGGCCAAGTACTTCATCTGATTTTCAATTTTAAATTAATAATACTGAGGGAACACAGTCCGCAGTGTCGCAAATATAATTGCGAATAAAATGGAGTGTATGCATATTACGATTGGGAATTCCCCGCCTGGAGGTAATGTGAAGAGTACACCTGGACTCAACACGACAAAAAGGAGAGATGGCACAATAAGATCCGCCCTTGTGACTGTAGTTTTGTTTATGAATTTTGAAATGAAAAAGTAAACAAGCCCGAGGGTGACTGCGTGTATAGCCACTGTAGTCTTTTCACTTTTAAATTTGAAAAAGGGGAGACTGAGTGCAGCAAACAAGATACTGGGGACGACAACCTTCTGTCCAGAAATGTCAATCATTCTATTAATTAATTAATATAAAAGTATTCACCCACTCTGTAAAGTGTTCTAGGGTGAGGTTTTCTTGGATCACTTGGATATTCTTAATTGCATTCCATAATTGGAGGACAATGTAGTCGGGCTCTTCTTCAGTGTAAAACTCGTCATGGTACATCACAAAGTGCACAAAGTCGTTATAGGTGACTGAAATTTGAATGTAATTTGAATCCGTGTATTCCCTGATGGTCATCCATGCATCCAGAAGTTGTTCAGAGTACCAATCTTGGTAATCTTCTGGGTGAAGGGGTTCCGTCTCAAAATCATCTGAATCATCAGAATTATAAGCGAGTTCGTAATCGTATGCGTCGCGAGAGTACTCATCGTTGACTCCCATCCTGTAAAGTCTCTTCTACGAAGGAGCTGTCTTACTTTCTCTAACCGTTCACCAAGTCTTTAAGCTACAGGTGTTGGTTTCCGCCTTCGGCGGCACTCTTCTACGAAGAGATGAGGTCCTTCAGCCCGGTGATGCTGACGGTACTCGTTTCTCTCACGGGTGCTGCGTCCTGAATGTGCTTGAAAACCTCCTCGGCCTTGTTTGCATCCCCGTGGAAATAGCTCGTAAGGCCCTTGAGGATAACATCCTTTGTGATGGCCCCCTTGGTCTTTTTCCTTTTCAAATTCACTTTAATTTTGTCACGGACTTTGACGGCATCAATGTCCAGGGTAATCATTTGTTTGGTAACAAATTCGCGAAGCTCCTTCTCGCGCTTATTGAGCACGGTGATATCTTTGCGAACTGATGCGAGTTGGCTCTTTATTCCGACCCATTCAGTCATCGCCTGCTTAAACTTATCGTCGGCAGACATATACTGTTTTTATATCTAATTTTTTAACTGATAATTCGCAAGTCTTCTGTGTCTAGTAGGCGGCCCCAATCTCAAACTTGGGTCTCATGGTGTCGGGGGGGATTGTGCTGAGGTTGAAGATGGACACTGGGTTGCGGGGGTTGATTGGCTCGGAGCGGAAGTCGCGATTGGCGTTGCGCAGGACACCGCCGATGGTCTCGGGGTAACCAATCTGGCTGCGGGGGTCCAGGTAGTTCTGGTTGGTCAGGATCTTGTCCGGGCTGAACTGGCCGAAATCCTCGGTCTGGACCACCTCGCGGGGAATCAGGCTCGCGGCGCTCACGCCATCAGTTCCAGCGTACTGTGTCTCAACGGCGCTTCCTGTGAGGTCATATGAGCCCTGGGTGGAAACAATACCCGAGCCACCTGCATTTCCCTCACCGGACGTACCGACCGCACCAGACCCCTGGTACAGGGTGTTTCCGAGATTGAATCCACCTGGGACGGAAGAGTCGGAGCCGACGCCATACCCGCTTGACCTGGGGGAAAGGATCATAAACAAAACTACAACCGCCAAGACGAGGATGACTAGGTTCTTGCGGTCCATTTATATTAAATAGCGATATTTTTTACTGGAGTCCTTCCTCAATCCAGGTAATCTGCTGGGTCGTCATCCTCTGGGTCATCACTGAACATGTACTCCTTGGAAAACTCGGGTGCCTTGGGGGCCCCTCGGACGCGGACTTGAAGGACCCGCCAAATTGGCCCGAAAGACTTTTTCAGGAACCACAGCCCTGAGAGCTCAAGCACAATGTCGCACTGGGTATCCTTCTTCACATTCTCAATCTGAATTGGATTCTTCTGACGATCAAAGGCCCGAGTCACAACATCCCCCTTAAGTGTCGCCAAGGAAGCCCCGACCAGTCCGTCAGTCACACTCTCCTGATATGCATTCTGAATAGTCTCATCGGACAACTCCTTGCCGAACCACTCCACCTTGGACTGCTTCGCCTGACCCAAAATCTCCTCATCAATTCCCCTGAAGAAATCCAGTTGATCATCCTTCACCTTCAGATTCAAATTCTTGGTCGACAGGTCATCCTGGAGAGTAACCTCATTAAACTGCTTTCGCTGACCTGTAATCTTCAGAAAGTACCGGCCGTCTGGAAGCTTTTGAGGGGTTGCGTACTCCATCTCTATACTCTAGAGTTTTTTGTTTCTTTATATCAGATGAACGCAGCCTGTAGTTCAAATTTTTTGACCAAAGGATGTGGTTGTCTATCAGACCCGATGGACCCCAACAACCCAATTTGTGCATACGTCTCAACAGACAATGGCCTGGTGTATCCATGTGACGTCGGGTGCTGCCAACCAAACTGCGGAACCAAACCAGGACACCTGCCACGAATGGATGTCGAGTTCAGACCAACATTCGGAGGAACACTCCCGCCTGGATTCAATGTAAATTTACCAACAAATGGAACCACCGATAAGAAATATGAAGCCCCGTTTTCCCCTGTACAAGACGATACACCCAAGGTTAAAGAACTTGCTTTGAAAATTGCTTTGAGCTTGCTTGTGGTTCTAGTTTTCGCGGTCTACATCGGCTTAAAGACGTAGGCTCCGAGTAGAGTATCAATGGCAGCTGCAACTGTTACCCTCGAGACCCTCGACAAGGAGCTGAAGGCTATCCGCAAGGAGCTTCGCAAGATCAAGGCTCACATTGAGGACCCCACCGGTGAGAAGGCGGCAGCCCGTTCCCAGAACAATGGTTTCAAGAAGCCTCTTCAGATTTCTCCAGAGCTGAGCACTTTCCTCGGTCTGGGCCCTGAGGACCGCATCTCCCGTGCCGATGTGACCAAGAAGATGAATCTGTACCTGGAGGCTCACAACCTGAAGAATGGCCAGAACATCTCTATGGATGATACCCTCAAGAAGCTGCTGAATCCACCGGCCGAGACCCAGATTACCTTCCTGAACATTCAGAAGTACATCAACCCCCACTTTGTCAAGGAGCCAAAGGGGACCAAGCGCAAGGAGACCGAGGAGACCCCTGCTGCCCCTGCAGAGCCCAAGGCTGAGCGCCCAAAGGTGGCCAAGAAACCCAAGACCACCGCCACCGCTACTGCTTAGAGCCCGGATGCGTTATGGCTTAAAGTTAAAACAGTAGTGTAATAGTATGGAACTTGTTCCTACACCTGAATTTTCAAGAGAATTTATAAATAAAATTGTAGGAACAAAAGTCAATAACCTTGCATTGTATCAGCGTGCTTTCACTCACAAAAGTGCGCTGAAGCGATATCAAGGACTCACGAAATCATACGAGACTCTCGAGTTTATGGGGGATTCTGTGCTCGGATTTATAATTACTAAATATTTATTTGATTTGTACGAAGAGAAACAGGAGGGTTTTCTGACCAAGGCGAGGACAAAAATGGTCAGGGGGAAAACCCTGTGCGAAATTTCAAAATTTCTAGGACTTCAAAAGTTGGTTTTGATGGATGAAAAGGGGGAGAGGAACGGGTGGGTCACAAATGACAACATCATGGAGGATGTGTTTGAGGCGCTCGTCGGGGCTATTTATTTGGATCTCGGTATGGTTCACGCCAAGAATTTTGTGCTTGATATTTTTTCCAGGGTGGAAACTTCGCTCGAGGATGACAATTACAAGGACCAGCTGATGCGCTGGTGTCAGGTGCTAAAGTTCCCCCTCCCCGAATATAATGTGCTGAGTCATAATAACGGAACATTCTGCATACAAGTTGTTGTCGACGGACTCGATTGTGGGTGTGGGTTTGCGACAACCAAGAAAGAGGCTGAGCAGAACGCGGCCCAAATCATACTTAAGACGGACCCCCGCTTTAAGAATAAGGAGATCCCCGTCAATGGACCCAAGAATAGAAAAACTCCTGAAGGCGACCTATTTCGAGCAAAGAAGCCCAGAGTGGCTGGCTCTGAGGGAAACAATGCTGACGGCAAGTGACGCCGCCTCTGCTATAGGTGATAACCCATATGAAACCCCAGAAGGACTCTACGTGAAAAAGGTCGGAGGCCGAAAATTCGCAGGAAACGCGGCGACCGAAAGGGGAACCATCCTCGAGCCAATCGCCCGCGACCTCTACGACGCACGCTTCAACAAGAAATCCCACGAAATAGGTCTCGTGCAACACCCACAACACCCATGGCTCGGAGGATCAGCAGATGGCATCACAGAGTGCGGACGACTCATTGAAATCAAGTGCCCACTGACCAGAAAAATCGACAACAAAATACCAAAACACTACATCGCCCAAATCCAATTGAATATGGAAATTCTTGACCTCGATGAGTGTGACTTTATTCAGTACAGACCGGCCGAGGGTGATGCCCCGGAGGAGTTTGTGGTCACAAATGTGAAAAGGGACAGAAAGTGGTTCGAGGAAAAACTTCCAATCATGAAGGCGTTTTGGGACAGGGTGCTGATCGGGAGACTGACTGGATTTGTGTGCGAAATCATAGACGAGTATCCTTGCTTAGAGCAGAAAGATCCTGTTTGCGATATAGTAGATGACGAAGTGTGCGTTCTGCAAGATCAAGATGGGGATTCTCAAATGTAAACACTGCACATCAGAACTGTGCTCAAATTGCATTCAACTGGAAACACACAAGTGCCCTCAATTAAATGCAAAAAAACAAATTCTCTTGCAAAATCTCGAGTCAAAACTCGTCAGGGTTGTTGCACCAAAGGTGAACCCTATATAAAAGCACAGAGACCTGTTTCTGTATGGCAATATGCAGTCACAAGTCATGCAAGAATGAGGTTGAGGATCCAAAATATAAAATGTGCGAAAAACACCGAGAGCAGGGTCGCGAGCAGACTAAACGAAAGCGTGCCAAGGCACTCGCCGAGGCACAAAACAAAGACTATTGTATCTGTTCACGGTGTTCGAAAAAGATTAGTAAAGATGAAATCTGCGGTTCTCTGTGCAGTCCTTGCAAATGGAAAGCATACAAAGACCGGGCTTTAAACATGGGTCTCCCCTTTGAACTTGGTGAGAGGGGTTTTCATTATTTCTGCAAAAACCCATGTTTTTGGTGTGGGAGCAAGGGGAAACCGGCGAACGGAGTCGACAGATTTGACAACACGAAAGGATATACGACCCAAAACGCAAAATCGTGTTGTGAAACCTGTAACATGGCAAAGGGAGATTTGCCTCCGGATGTTTTTATTCAAATGTGCTTCGAAATAACCGAGAGACACATTTCACTTGAAAGACTTGAATTGCTTCTTAAAAATAAGCAGAAATAATACAATAAAAATTATAATTGTCAAGAGTGGCGAGTTGTCCTTGTTTGTCTTGTATCCGTACTCGTATTCGATGATGCTTTTCCCGTACTCGACGCGCGGTCTCCCTGGTCTGTCATAGGTGACTGTTCCGTCTGCGTATTCAAACTTTCTGGCCGGGAACATTCTGTAAGGGGCAGGACTGGGGTAGGCTGTTTTCAGATACATTGGCCCTGACATGTTCAGACGCTGGGGATCAAAGTGATCAACATCATCCCCATCGATTATGGATGGATACTCTGTGGGGGTCTCATCCATCTGTGTGACATAGGACCCGTCAATGTAAAGGTCCTTGGGGAAACCATCCTTGTTGATACCATAGTCCCCTGTCCACGTGGTCACATTGTACTTGTTTATTTGGATATCATCATTCAGACGAGCAATACTCGCCATTTAATAAATGTCTATATTATTATTTTCCTTGTAAAATTTGGTCTGGACTTTTTGTCTGTGGAGTTCCCACATTTCATCCATGTCAATGTTCAACATGTGGGCCAACTGGAAAAGATAGCTAAACACGTCACCCATCTCCATCACAACATCAGTCCCCCTGTCTTTCCTCAAGCCCGTCTTTTTATAGATTCGATGAGCTTGACGAATACTTGACGCGAGTTCACCCATTTCTTCATTTAGGAGCATCCACACAATACTTACTGGGGCTTTGTCCCACCCCTTCAACTTACACAACTCGGCCGTCTCATCCCTGTATCTATTCATCATACTTAGTCATGGTGCGAGTCTTTTAAGACGTGTCTATCTTGCGAAGCACTTTACGATACCTGTACACAAATACGATAGAAACAAATAACATGACTATTTCTGAAAACAACTTCCAATTTTCAGCCTTTTCGGGATCTCCTGAACGCTTGAGTGCCCAAGGTTCCACCACTGCATTACTTACCAAACGAATAAAACGGTCTAATGCAAAAAATATAAGAAAGCCAAACAAGATGTCATCAAGGGCCTTCATTCCTATTTAGAATCCAATTTTAAAATTATTAGGGATCTTGTTGCCGTAGGTGGATGTGCTGACGGGTGGTGCGAGTGGGACTGGGTTGCTTGAAATGTCTTTGAGGTAGATGAGTTGTTGGAGCATTCCGGTGCTGATTGTGGCGGTCGCCTCCTCGACCACCTTGGCATTCATCTTTTCGACCTGCTGACGCACATCCTGGTACGGGTTTGACAGCATATTAATGTACACACGCTTCATAAGAGCCTGGAGGTCTCCATCATTCTGATCGGAAATTGTGTAGCCAGTCTTTTCCTTTATGGCTCGTGCAATGTCTTTCTGGACAGTTGCACGGTTAAAGCCTGAAAAGAATGCGTCACTCAAGGGGTTGGGCCAGAACTGGGTAGCCATGTTACTATCTGCTTAGAGAAAAAAACACCCTATAGTACAATGAAGGTTGTCAAGAGGTCAGGAGATGTGGTCGAGATGCTCTTTGACAAAGTCACGAAACGTATTTCAAAACTAAATTGCGAACCTGAATTTACAGTCCTGAATGTACATCCTGACAAGGTGGCCCAGAAAGTCTGCACCTCCCTGTATGATGGAATCACGACATCCGAGATTGATAACCTGAGTGCCGAGGTGGCCATCGGAATGATCACCGAAAACCCCGATTATGAGACACTCGCGATGCGAATCACAGTCAGCAACATCCAGAAGAATTCACTCAAGTGTTTCAGCGACGCCATGCTCGCCCTCTACAAAAAGGGGATTGTCAGCACGGAATTCATAAAGACCCTCGACCTCAAGCTCGACGAGTGGATCACCCATGCACGCGACTACAATTTTGGATATTTTGGTATTAAAACACTCCAGAAGGGGTACCTGAATGAGGGAGAGACCCCGCAGTACATGTTTATGCGGGTCGCCCTGGCTATTCACGGAGATGACTATGCCCGAGTCAAGGAGACGTACGATCTGATGTCCCAAAAATTCTTCACACACGCGTCACCTACAATGTTCAACGCCGGGAGCCCCCGACAGCAAATGTCGAGCTGTTTTCTCGTCGCCACAAAGGATGACTCTATCGATGGCATCTACGACACACTCAAGGAGTGCGCCCAAATCTCCAAGTGGTCCGGGGGCATAGGCTTTCACTGCTCTAATGTCCGGGCAAACGGCTCAAAGATCAAGGGCACAAATGGAGTCGCGGACGGTATCGTGCCTATGCTGCGTGTATTTAACAACACTGCCCGATATGTCAACCAGGGTGGTGGCAAGAGAAAGGGTGCTTTCGCCGTGTACCTCGAGCCGTGGCACGCAGACATTATGGAGTTTCTCGAGTTGCGGCTCAACCAGGGGGATGATGAGATGCGGTGCCGCGACCTCTTTACCGCCCTCTGGATTCCCGACCTGTTTATGCTAAAGGTTGAAAAGGACGAGGACTGGTACCTGATGTGCCCCCACGAGTCCCCTGGTCTTCAAGATGTATACGGAGACAAGTTTAACGAGCTCTACAACACATATGTGGCCCAAGGACGATACAAGAAAAAGGTACCGGCCCGGGATGTGTGGGACGCCATCCTCAAGAGTCAGGTTGAAACCGGAACACCCTACATGTGCTACAAGGACACAGTCAACCGAACGAGCAACCAAGAAAACATAGGAATCATCAAGTCTTCCAACTTGTGCACGGAAATTATGGAGGTTTCAACCCCAGATGAAACTGCTGTATGCAACTTGGCATCCATCAGCCTCCCTGCATTCCTAAAGGAGAATGAAAAGATGACTGCACCCGACGGGTCACACCCTTATCTTTTCGACTTTGATAAGCTTCAAGAGGTGACGCACGTTGTGACTCGAAACCTCAACCGGGTCATCGACAAGAATTACTACCCGACCGAGGCTGCAAAGAATTCAAACATGAAGCACCGTCCAATTGCAATTGGAGTCCAGGGTCTGGCGGATGTCTACATGATGCTCGGTCTTCCATTTGATTCTGAGGGTGCGCGTGAGCTGAACATCTGTATTTTCAGAGCCATCTACTACGCGGCCCTCTGGGAATCATGTGAACTCGCCAAGGAGGAGGGTCCATACGAGACTTTTCAGGGGTCTCCCGCTTCAAAGGGTGTTCTACAGTTTGATATGTGGGGCATCAAGAAGCCAGTGTTTGACAACTTGAAGGAGGACATTATGAAGTATGGTCTCCGCAATTCTCTTCTTGTGGCACCCATGCCAACAGCATCGACCGCTCAGATTCTGGGGAATAACGAGGCGTTCGAGCCCTACACAACAAACATCTATTTGCGCCGAACTCTCGCTGGCGAGTTTGTGATGGTCAACAAGCACCTCGTCAAGGAACTTCAGAAGATTGACAAGTGGAATCCCGAAATTAAGAATGAAATTATTCGTGCCGGAGGATCTGTTCAGGGGTTGGACATTCCTGGAAAGCTGAAGGAGGTGTATCGGACAGTGTGGGAGATTTCACAGAAGAGCATCATCGAAATGGCGGCCGACCGCGGGGCCTATATCGATCAGTCTCAGTCACTTAACATTTTCATCGAGAATCCAACTTCATCCAAGTTGACCAGTATGCACTTTTACGGGTGGAAAAAGGGACTCAAGACTGGTATGTACTACCTACGCACACGTGCCAAGGCCAAGGCTATCCAGGTCACTGTACCGCTCGCGTGCAAAATGGAGGAGGGGTGTGTGGTGTGCAGTGCTTAAAACACAAGTCGACGGGGCCCTGAACTTGTCGAACTTGAATTGTTATTATTATTTCGTGGCCTCTTTTTCCAATTCTTCTCGTCCTTTCTATTCTTCATCAGCTTGTGCGTCAGCTCAAGCAGCTTGAGTGACGAGTCCCTGCCTGTTCGCTTGAGATAACTTTTCACCCTGACCATCATATTCTTACTGGTCATTGCCATTGACAACAGGTTTTTGTTGTTCAACATGGCAAACATTCTGTCGTAGACATGATTGTTCAAATTATTCATAGACATACTATAGTCTCATATTTTTTTGACCGTCTATAGTATGGCTGGGAACGCGACAAAGTTTGTTGGTATCCTTATGAATTCAAGGAATCAGGCCCACGTGTTTCACCTGGCCACCACCTCCTATGCACAACACAAGGCTCTCCAAAAGTACTATGAAAAAATAGAGGGACTTTTCGATGACTATGCAGAGGCATACATGGGCAAGTACGGAAGAATAAACCCAATCAAAATTAATGGAAGATATCTGACAAATTCAAGCAAGGCCCGCGAGTACTTTGCGGGAGTCTTGCAAAGAATCAAGTCTCTCAACCTCCCCAAGGATACATATCTGACAAATATTCAAGATGAAATTATTCAGTTGATCCGCAAAACAATGTATATGCTTACACTCAAGTAATTTATTTAGGGATAAGAGCTTCAAAGTGATTTCCCGGAACAAAAACACCATTTTTAATGTAACCGTTATAATACAAGTAAATTGGGTTTTCTGGAGGGAGTCTTACTGAATTACGACTGTTTAATGTATTTGTATATGACGTAACAGTAAAATTAGGAAAAACTCGGTATGTTGAATTATTTGTAGGAGTCGAATATAAACACACAATTCGTCGACCGAGCACACGAGCAGCCGCCATCACCTCTGCTTGACTCGCAAAACATCCCATCTTATTTAAATTTCTTATGAAATTTCCCTTTGTGATCATTCGGCCATTTCCCGACACTGCAACCTGTTGATTATCTGTATAATTTCTATAATAATTTTTGATTTGTTGTCTTACACCTATTCTCAAGGTTCTTACCTCAGCTCCATCGCGAACAGGTTTTATATCCAACCCTGCTAATAAAATAGCGTGGTAAAAACAACTTCCATTCCCAGGTACATTCACTCGATTGAAACTCGACTGACTATACACACGATCCATATTTGTATTTAAAAATTTATTTAGGGAATTTCTGTTTGGAGTGTACAGCCTCACATCTCTCATTATAGTTTTCCACCCAACAGTCTTTTTCGGGCCAGACACTACAGGACCTTTCTTCAATATACCCTTTATCTTGATTGGGAATGCAAGCTCTGCAAGTAAATTTGCAATATTTTTGAATATCATATATTTTTAACAACTAAATTTATTTCCACCACTCCCTGTTGTCTCGGTACCACTCCCATGTGCTCTTCAATTTCTCTTCAAAATTGGTATTCTCTTGCCATCCAAGGTTTCTGAGGGCTGAACTGTCTATGCAGTACCGTGAGTCGTTGTGTGCGCGCGGGTCCCGCACAAATGTAGCAATCGCCGGTTCACCACACACATCCGCAATCATCTTATAAATGTCCAACACAGAATACTCAAAATATGTACCTATGTTGTACGTCTTGCCAATCTCCCCCTTTTTGAGTATAATTTCAATAGCCCGGGAGACGTCATCCACGTGAATAAAGTTTCGCCTCGTCGACCCATCCCCATGGATCGTCACTGGATTTCCATTTAGAATTTGAGTCATGAAAAGGGGAACCACCTTTTCCGGATACTGCCGAGGACCAAACACGTTATTGCCCCGTGTAATTATAATTGGAATTTTAAAAGCATTTGCATAGGCTCGTGCATAGAGCTCAGCGGCCGCCTTGCTCGCAGAATATGGATTGCTTGGATTCAGTGGAGCATTGTCGTCACTCACAACACCCGGACCAACCTCACCATACACCTCATCTGTGCTAATGTGAATAAATTTTTGTAATTTTCCGTACTCTTTTGCCGTCTCTAGGAGCACATGTGTCCCCAATACATTGTCCTTTGTGTATTCAAATGCCAAATCAAAACTCTTGGTGACACACGACTGAGCCGCAAAGTGAACCACAATATCCGGACAATGTGTTTTGAATATGTGAGTCATGTGGTACTGTTCAGTAATATCCCCCCGAATATACGTGTACCGGTCACACGGAAAAACATTCTTTTCAGTCGCCATGTAATCACACTTGTCCACATTCACAATTTCACATTCTAAATCTGAATTCAAAATGTGGTTTATAAAGTTTGAACCTATGAAACCAAGTCCTCCAGTGACCAGGATGCGCATTCTACATAAAGAATATATGCCAATCTTTAATACATGAAGAAGGTTTGGTATGCACCAAATCAGTTTGAAGCATATGGGGAGGAGGAGATTCAAGCGGTTGTGGATTCTCTGCGGGCCGGGTGGCTTGCAGGGTTTGGTCCCAGAACTGTCGAGTTTGAGGAGAAGGTTTCCCAGCGTTTCGGAAAATCCCGGGGACTGTTTGTGAATAGCGGCTCGAGTGCCATCCTCCTGGCCCTGTGCGCCCTTGACTTGCAGCCAGGAGATGAAGTGGTGACACCTGCGTGCGGCTTTGCAACAACTGTCGCCCCCATCGAACAAGTGGGTGCAAAGCCAGTATTCTGCGATGCCCAGATTGGAAAATATGTCCCAAGTGTCGAACACATTCAGGAGGTGATAACACCCCGTACAAAGGTCCTTCTCATTCCAAATTTGATTGGGTCTGTGCCAGATTGGAAGGCTATACGTAAGGCTTTCCCCGACCTTGTACTCATAGAAGACTCTGCAGACACAATTCCCAATCCAAATACAGAATCGTACTCTGACATGGCTACAACGAGCTTCTATGCCAGTCACGTCATCACTGCTGGTGGTATCGGTGGAATGGTTATGTTCAACTCTGATGAGCACTACAAGAGGGCCCTTATGTTTAGGGACTGGGGGAGAATCGGGGACAACATCGAGGAGCCCTCCGAGCGCTTCAACTACAAGGTGGATGGAATCCCATATGACTGGAAGTTTCTGTACGGCGTCGCCGGATACCACCTGAAAGCATGCGAAATGAATGCAGCATTTGGTCTGGCACAGTTTGCCCGACTCGACAGTCTCCTCCAGAAACGCAAGAAAAATGTCAAAAGGTACATTGAAAACCTGAAGGATATCCCATATTACACACTGCCAGATGACGAGGAACACATCAATTGGCTGGCCATCCCCCTTATGTGCCCAGACAGACTCGAACTGCTCACGTGGCTCGAGAATAACCAGGTCCAGACACGCGTGTGCTTCGCCGGAAACATCACAAGACACCCGGCGTGGAGAAAATACCTGCAGGAATTTCAAAATTCAGACAGAATTATGAAGGAGGGTTTCCTGCTCGGGGCCCATCACGGGATGGACGAGGGAGATGTAGATAGGGTGTGTGAATTACTCAAGGAATTTGCATCTAAGAAATCACTTCCAGCCTGAAATTTCATTCGGGGGAAGAGGGGGGATAATCATGTGCTTGTGTAAATCAGTCTTGTAAGGTGTCATATTCTCGAGTGCATTCCCAAACTCTAGCTTTGGAATAATCTTCTGTGTCGGGTCGATGGGCACGTCATACAGGATCGGCCCACGCATAAGCGACACATTGTCTGTCCTCTGCGCAGGAAGCCCGTAAGCCTCGGCAATCTTCAAAAAGTCAATGCCCGCCACCTCATCAGAATTTGTAGCAATATATCTCGAACCAAAATAGGAATCCTGAAACTGCCGGATGATTCCGTACCCTTGGTTGTTCAGCACAATTACGATGACGGGGAGGTTGTAGTGTGCGAGTGTCCGCAGCTCCTGGATATTCATCTGGATGCCCCCGTCACCTTCGATACACACAATAGGTAGACGACTGCCTATCGCTGCGCCTATGGCGGCTGGAAGGGCCCATCCCATAGATGAATTTCCCAGATTTGTAAACAGCTTCTGCTTCCCATTCAGATGCAGAGACTGCATTGTCCAGACCATATTCCCACCTTGGTCGGGAATAATAATACACTCCTCGGGCAGCTTCAATCCACCCAAAAATGAATACACATTGCCTTCACGAGGAGACTCCACCCCAAATTCCTTTTTCCAATTTGAAATTGTATTCTCCCACTCGGGGCGTGGCTCCATCTTCACCTCGTCAATAAACTGCGCAACAGTTCCTTGAAGAGATATATCCACCGGCATACCACGCTCAATCATCTTCTTAATTTCATCCGAGTCGATATCGACCATAATCTTCTTTGACTCGCGCGAAAACAGCTTCAGGTTCCCGCCTGTTTGCCGGGTGTCCATTCTCGAACCCAAAATAACAAGCAAGTCTGCATTCTGGACCGCATAGTTGGCGACCCGATCTCCATACACCCCGTGTGCCCCTACACGCAGTGGATGGTCGTGAGAAATCAAATCAATAGCCGCCCAACTCGTCACAAAAGGAACATTCAACCAATTTACAATATCTGTTCCACGAGCACCATTGCCCACCACAACAAGTGGACGCTGAGCACCGTCAATCAGCGTCTCAACTTCATTCGGAATTTTAAAAATAAAATGATGACTTGGGAGCAGCTTGAAGTAAATCTCCTTTTGATTCTTCATTTCCATTTGAAGATTGACAGGAAAGTCAATAAGGACCGGTCCCTTTCTATGGTTATTCATCATGGAGAGTGCAAGTGAAAACACGACAGGGACCTCATCTACATTTTTAATTTTATAAGCGTATTTGGTAAAGGGCTTGACCATCTCAATGACGGGCATCTCCTGGAATCCCACCTGACGTGGTCGCGAATAGATTGTGTCCAGAGACTCTTTCGAGCTCACCTGTCCGGTGATGAAAAGACATGGAATCGAATCGTACCAACACCCGCACAAACCGTTCACTATGTTTTGAACTCCGGGCCCGCTCGTCACCAGGACTGCACCAACTTTACCTGATGCCCGGTAGTAGCCCTCGGCAGCCATAGCAGCCGCTTGCTCATGCTGAAAACAGTAGTATTTGGCACGCGAAGAGGTTCCGACTGCATCCACAAAAGGAGCGATGGCACCGCCAGTCACCAGAAAGTACGTGTCGATGCCTTCGTTCGCAAGCTCCTCGATAACACAGTGCACCATACTAGTACAGAGTCCAAACTCTTTATTAAAGGTTTGGAGACTTGGAACCATATGAAGCGAACAATCTTGAACCTGTGCAAAAACAAAACCCTCGGCGTCAAGAGTGTTGGCGTCACCTCCTACGATTACCCATTTTCAAAGATTGTTAACGCATGTGATGAAATTGATTTTATAATTGTGGGTGACACTGTTGGGTCTACAGTTTACGGCGAGCCCGACTTGAACAAGGTGACTATGGACACTATGGTTACACACTGCAAAGCAGTTGCAAAGGGGGCCCCGAACAAGTTTCTCATCGGGGACATGCCATTCATGTCGTATCAGGCGTGCTTGAAGGATGCAGTCACAAATGCAGGTAGACTTGTCCAGGCGGGAATGGATGCTGTAAAGATTGAAGGATATTACCCGGATAAGATTCACCACATAAATAACGCTGGAATTATTGCCATGGGACATCTTGGGTTGACTCCACAGACCCGGGCCAAGTTTGGTGGCTACAAGATTCAGGCCAAGACGAGTGACGAAATTGATAACCTGGTGAAGCAGAGTCTGAAGATGCAGCAGGCGGGCGCGGCCCTTTTGCTCCTCGAGGCTGTTCCGGATGATGTCGGTGCAATTGTCAGAGATGAGCTAAAGATTCCTGTCATTGGGATTGGCGCGGGGAACAAGGTGGATGGACAGGTTGTCATCATACACGACATGCTCGGAATGTTTTGGGATTTCAAACCAAAATTCATCAAGCAGTACACAAACCTTGATGGACACATTTCAGAGGCACTCAAGGCGTATGCGAAGGAGGTCACCTCGAACCAATTTCCAAACGAAAAGTACTTTTATAACATCAATCCTATGGAGTTGGAGAAGTATCTGGCTCGGAAGAATTGGAAGTACGACAAAAAAACTTGATCCTGTCTTGAAGAGGCGGCAGCTCGAGGGGAACAGTCTGTAAGCCAATGTATGGCGCATCCAAATAATTTTTATTTGTAATTGTAAATGGTATTCCGGACATTTTCGCTAGGTCAGACAATTTATACTTTTCTGAGTACACGACGTGAACAAATCGCTCGTTCACTGTGTTTACAGTATGGATCAGATCGTCGACGTGAACAAAATCAAAGTACCTGTCACGGTCAATAGTGATGTGACCATTTTCAATTCCAGATGTAAAAAAGCGGTGAGAGGCTTCCCCCGGTCCAAAGCACCCCCAAATTTTATAAATGAAAACACGGGGGTCATCCTTCATCCGCAACTCGAGGTACTTTTTTGCAATACCGTAGTAATGATTTGGAAGTTCAGTCGCCCCACTTGAAAACCATACGAATTTTTCAAAATTTGCAGTTTTGTATACATTTTCCACAATATCTATATTGTCGTTGAAGACTCGGTGGTCATCCATCTTTGTCCGGCGTCCTCCGACGCACGCACAATGGATAATCGTGTCAAAAAACTTGTCTTCAAAGAATTTTGCAGTTTCTGTTCTGTTGAGGAGGCTAAAGTCCTCTCTGGTGATTGTGGTTGCATCTGGAAACGCTTTTTTAAAGTTTTGACCAATAAAGCCGTTTGCCCCCACGATGCATACACCTGGCATAAAGAGAAAGTGAGTTTATTCTTTATGAGCTCTTACGTAGTGACTACTTTGCACACCCCTGACTGGGAGGAGTTTGCAGCCGTGACTGACGAAAACAAGCGGGAATATTGTCGTCGCCACGGCTATGCATTCGAGACGAAAGGTGACGGTCCATGGAACACCCGGATTGATCTTGGCGTGATGGGTGACTGGGGATTTGAGCGAGGGTACCGGTTTCTAGAGATGTTCGAAAAGTACCCCGAGTGCGAGTGGGTCTACTTTTCAGACTGTGACGCGATGATTACAAACCATACCCTCACTCTCGACAAGGTTGCCGACAACCGGTTCCACGTCATCGTACCGGCAGACATCAACGGGACAAACTGCGGAAACATTTTGATTCGTAATTCAGAAGTGGGCAGGGGGTTTTGTCAGTCGATGGTGGCGGCCCGGCCAGCCTACAGAGACAATATGATGGCTGAAAACCAGTGGATCCAAGAAATGGCCACGGCAACCTACTGGAAAAAGTACATCAAGATTGTCCCACAACGGATTATGAATGCCTATGACTACTCACTGTACCAGTTTCCAAAGTTTACAGGGACAAAGGATATTCTTGGCGTGGATGGCCAGTGGAAATCAGGGGACTTTATGCTTCACATTGTGGGAGGAATGGCAATCGATAAAAAGTCACTGCAAGAAAGAATTTCAATTGCAAAACAATACTTGGATAAAGTTATCAAGTAGTGTAATAGTATGATTGTCGACACTTTTATGTTTTACAACGAGTTTGATGTCCTTGAAATTCGACTAGAAACCTTGGGACCCTATGTGGATCTTTTTGTCCTTGTTGAATCTGAGGTGAATCACGTAGGCGGTGACAAGGAGCTCTTCTTTCAACAAAACAAGGATCGGTTTTCAAAATGGAATTCTAAAATAAAACACATCGTGGTGACGAAGGAGGAGTCTCCAACGGACAAGAGCCCATGGGCTCGTGAAAAGTATCAGCGTGAGTGTATACTGCGTGGTCTAGAGGGTCTTCCGGATGACACAATTGTTATGATTAGCGATGTTGATGAGATTCCTGACATGACGCGTTTTCGATGGGAGCACCTGCCGCACCGGGTGATTGCCCTGCACATGTGGATGTACATGTACAATTTCAACTTTCTGTTTACTGGGGAGGCGTGGGTCGGGACTGTGGTTACGCAGATGGAGCTTGTGCGGAGTCACGGTATCAACTTTTTCAGAGACAACCGCTGGAAGTTTCCTGTCGTGCGGTTTTCAGGGTGGCACCTGAGCAGCTTCGGGGATGAAAAGCACGTGCTCAACAAGATGAGGACATTTGCACATGCACTTGACGAGAATGGACACAAGCATTTGCAGACCGAGGAGAATATCAAAAAGTGGATTCAGGAGGGGAAACACGTGGATGGTGCGACAGATTTGATGCCCAGACCACCCGAGGCAACCCTCCCTCCAGTCAATTGCAGTAAATTTCTCCTGTAATAGTATATGCCTCACACCAAGTCGCACGCCGAGAAACATGGACGAAGTGTTTACGCAAGACTCTTGAAAAGACACGGAGCTATACAACGAAATGGTAATATATTTTACAATGCCTCCGAGAATATCAATATGAATATGAGTCCTCGTCGCATCAATATGCTGATGAAACAGGCACAGACCCCCCGCACGCGATACAATTACCTGTTAAAACAGGTGAATATGCCCGAAAAGGTACAGAAGGAAAATGAGGCGTCTGCTTTTCGCCGGATGCTGGCAGCTGTGCGTGCTCGCCTCAGACACACTGGACGGAAATTAAACAACTAAAATTAGTCTAAGCTCGTCTTCGACAACTTCGGGTGAAAATATACCCATATAAATAGCCTTTCTCCGAAGCAATTCACGGACATCATCAATATGAAAAAATTTTAAAAAATTTGTTTTTGTTGGTATGTTTGTGAGGGGTCCTCCAGCGGTGGCATCTCTTTGCCCCTGACAAACAGGCCAAGTAACTCTTCTGAGTTCGAACATTTCTGAATCTAAATTGTCAAGTCTCGGGAGTATGTTTTCTCTGATGAGTTTTTTAACCTCATCAACATCTGTGTTTGTCCACATATGTTTATACAGGGAGCTCTCCCTCTAAGGTTGATGTTCCTCCTGCGTGAACCATCAACATCCCCATAAGACCAAACACAATTCCTAGATACTGTACCGGGGAACTGAATCTTTCTCCTAAAAAGAAATAGGCGACAAGTGCCCCGAGCACTGTAATCATACCTTCCCACATTGCCGACACATACATCAGACTTTCGGATGAGAAACTCTGAATCAAAAAATACATAACACCGATGTAGCCTACGAGCCCTCCGAGCAGGTGGTGGTGCTGATTCGACTTGGCAAACCATTTAAAGTGGACATTGCCAAATGTCTCGGCGAGACTCATCATCAGGATGTTGACAAGCGCCATCTACCTTTACTAAAGATTTTTGCTTAAAGGAAGGGACTCCTGGGGAGGTATGGGGTGGGGCATCAACATCACTCAGGATGAGAAAGGTCATGTGTACTGTAACGATGCAAAGTTTGAGACGGATGACAGGGACTATGACGGGTATCCGCCCTCAAGCTACGACTACATCTGCAACTATATGGATCGTCATTACCACTCTGAAATTGACATGGCCCGCGATGAGGGCAGTGTCGAACTTGCAAACGAATGCTGCCGGGACGCCTTTGAATCTTCAAAACTTGCATATGAATATTTGGACGAGGAGGAGAAGATGAGGATGCACGAAAAGTGGCTCGAACAAACAAAGGAGGAGATTACAACGTGTGTCGTGGATGAATTGGCCGAGAGAAATACCATCATGGAGATTGAAGAGTACAAAAAGGGAAACTCTGTCAGGATTACTGAACTCGAGGTGAAAATAAAGGAACTTGAGGAGGGTCTGAAATTTCTGAAGCAGCCTCTTCAAGTTTTGGTCGACAAGCTGTACATCATTCAGCAACCGGCAGAAATGAAGGGTCAACTCGAGGGTCTCCTTTTGAAGGAGAATGAAATCTTCGACGAGGATATGAATCACTCGGACTGGGGGTGTGATAAAGAGGAGAGCTCTTGAGTCGGTATGGAGGGTTGGATCGCCGTGTCTCGCACACCCAGTTTGAAAATTGGACACCCGTCCCGCATAACTTTTAAGAATAAGAATTATGTGGTATGGAAGTCAGATTCGTGTGGTACTCAAATTATGCCCGATGCGTGTTGTCACCGTGGGGCTTCACTCTCACTTGGAAAGATTGAGCGCGATGGGTCACTCACGTGTGGATACCATGGATGGAACTTTAAGTGCAACCGGATGAAGCAGCCATGGTCAGAAACAGTCGAGTATATTTCTCCAGAGTTTGACACTCGTGAACAGGATGGTCTTTTGTGGGTCCGGCCCCGTGGTCTCGATGGAATCCATGGACCTCCCCCTGTTCCCTATCAAGATGATGGTTCGTTCAGTACAGCCTGGTTTGACACTGAGATTAACCAGTGTGCCCAACTTATTATTGAAAATGGAATTGACCCTGCGCACGCCTCATGGGTTCACGCCAATGGACTCGGATTTGGAACTGAAAATGAGGAACCGACCGATGTCACCCATGGCTGGAACACAATCACATTCGGATACATTCCGAACAAGTATGCATTCACCACAAGCTTTTTCGGTGCCAGAAATACAAAGAATTTTCACGCGTTTGAACTGCCGTACACAACATGGTCAGAGGTTATCCTCGAATCTGGAAAGAAATTGATGACCTACGTGACTCTTTGCCCAATTTCAGATTTTAAAACAAAAATGTTTGTGGCGTTTGCAAACAACCTCGGGGTTCCTTCTGAAGTTTTTGTCATTATGGGAAAGGAGATTGTAAACCAAGACAGGAAGATTCTCGAGAATCAAGACCCGAGCTTTGCAAACAAGGGTCTCAGTGGAAAGTATGACCAACTGTCTCTGGCATACAGAAATGCACTTCAGAATTTAACTTTCAAGTAGTAATTTCATAAAATGTATATTCAGAATTCTCTTGAGTCTCTTTCCAAAAATCACGCATCTCTTCCTTTGTCTCCTTTTCCACGATTTTTGTCTTGTAAACAATCTTCTTTTTGTTTTCTTGACGCTTCGTCTTGTCCTTTTTGACAACCTTGATAACACAGACGGGGCACGCGACCAACATACCCAGATAAATAACTGAAGCTTTAATAGGACATGTTCAAGTTTTTGAACTGGTGTCTTGCGTGGGTCATCCGGGTCCCACACATGGACCACAAAACGAAATATTTCACTCTGTGTTTTTTGCAAGACCCCGATTTCCACGAATTGTTACATGCAAAAATGTTAGTTTATCAAGTAAAGAAACTGTGCATATAAAGTGTAATGAAGGCGGCTTTGATTACAGGTGTGACGGGCCAAGATGGCTCGTATCTGGCTGAACTTCTGTTATCAAAACAATACACTGTGTATGGGTTGGCGAGGTACTGCTCTGAGAAAAAGACGGATCGCCTGCAAAATGTACTTTCCAATTCTGAATTCAATTTGATTCAAGGGGACTTGACGGATACCTCCCGAATCCGGTCCATAATTGATTCTCTAAATTCCACATACGAAATGATTGAGGTTTACAATTTGGGGGCACAATCCCATGTGAAGATATCCTTTGACCAGCCCGAGTTTACTGCAAATGTGGATGCCCTCGGGACACTCCGGATCCTTGAGGCTATCCGTCAGACCAATTCACTTTCTAAATTCAAATTCTATCAAGCAGGGACGTCTGAGATGTTTGGTAAGATTCAGGAACCAATTCAGAATGAGAATACCCCCTTTTATCCCCGGAGCCCCTATGGTGTCTCCAAGCTGTGTGCGTACTGGTTCACACGCAACTACCGAGAGGCCTATGGTATGTTTGCGTGCACAGGTATACTTTTCAATCATGAATCAGAAAGGAGAGGTGATGACTTTGTGACGAGGAAGATTACCAAGGGTCTTGCCGAGTGGACCAGGACCAAAAAGCCAATTGAACTTGGAAATTTGGATGCAAAAAGGGACTGGGGACACGCCAAGGATTATGTAAGGGCCATGTGGCTTATGCTCCAGACGGAGACGGCAGACGACTATGTGATTGGAACCGGTGAAACACACTCTATTCGGGAGTTTATTGAGGTGGCCACATCTACAATTGGAATTACAGGTCACTGGGAGGGATCAGGGACGGAGGAGCAATTTGTAAATTCAAATGGTGAAGTGGTTGTCAAGGTGAACCCCGAGTTTTACAGGCCGGCCGAGGTGGATGTGCTCATCGCCGACCCGCGAAAGGCGTACCATGACCTCAATTGGATTCCTGAAATAAAATTCAAGGATCTCGTGACGGCCATGGTCGTGAATGACATGCTGTAATAAAGACAAGTTGACTTGGAAGACTATGAAGGTGACCTTTCTTGAAGTGAGAAACCTGAACGAGAATGACCCCATGTTGTTGGAGTCTGCCCCATCTGTCCGCGAGTACGACGAGGCATATGATGCAATTGGCCAAACACTTGTCCCGACCCCCATCCACCCCTTCCACTCTGTGTACCTTGTTGACACCCAAGCATTTCACGACCCCAAATCTGCAAAGATTTATGCGACCAAAGTGAACAAGACTGTCACAGAGGCCCCGGTGATGACTCTGTCTCCGCCGTTTGTAGATGACCCGGGGTCTCTCGTGGGGACAACTGTTGACATCCTGTACGTGTACCGTGGAGGGTTCCTGTGGATCACAGGGGGGCACACAATTCACCGCACTGTGTCTCGAGCACCTGACGAGGGGGATACTGAAGATGTACGACTCAATCTCAACGGACGACCTTTCCACGCGCGCGTACAGTTTAATTAAAGATACAATTTTCGTATACATTATGAGCTGGCTCTTTGTCGGTCCCCGTCTTTTGGCAGGTATAGGACAAGTCACCAAAAGATACGCAGACCTCGTGAATGGAGAATATGTGGAGTTTGGAAATCCACCCTCAAAACCACACTATGATAAAGGATTTGCATTTATTCTCCCATTTAAAGAAAATATAGATTTGGTCGATCAATATTCTAAATTTTGTGGGAGTATGAAGGTGATGACTATATGTGAGACTGAGCCTGTGAATGATGCTTACAAGATAATAGCCGACAAGTACAGTGAGGTGTATGTGGCGTCAGAGTTTTGCAAGGAGGTTTTCTCTCGTCAATTTCCAAATACAAATTGGAAAGTGTTGCACCTGTATGCTCCTCCTCCGGCACTTCAGTATCCCCCCTCTGGGTCAGGTCCGTATGTTTTTTACACTATAGGGAATGTGATGGATCCTCGGAAGAACTTCCAGTCTCTTTTGAATTCCTTTTTTGAATTGAAAATGGAGAATGCCATCCTGTTAGTGAAGGCTACATGCAATTCTGATTTCAAATTGGAATTACCTGGTGTAGTGGTGATTAACGGGTTGTTGAGTTTGGACCAGATGGAGAATATACACAAGAAGGGTCACTGTTATATCAACTGCTCACACTCCGAGGGTGTCGGAATGGGGGCGGTCGAGGCGGCTCTCCGGTCCAAACCCGTCATAATAACAGATTACGGGGGACTGAAGGAGTATGTGCAGACCCCGTGGGTCATCAAGTGCACAAAGGGCCCGATTGGCTTTGACGATTTTCTTTTTAAATCGGAACATGAGTGGGGTCATCCGAGCTACCAGGACTTGGTCACCCACATGAAGGACTGTTATGAGAGGAAAGTTAGGGAGTGGGACCATTCACACACTCACAAAATTATGCGCGATTTGGGGTTGTTGGAACAGCTGGGAAGTTAGTTGCGGCGTTGGCACCCATTATACGGACACCCTCGATAGCCTTGGCAACGGCGTGAATCAGGTGGGCCTTTTCGGCAGACTCGGCCGCCTCCTTGAAAACCCGCTGAACAGCGCCGTAATTGGCATTCTGGCGCTTTTTGTACGCATTCAGGTTGTTGGCCGCCTTGTTGAACATACGGCTCGCATTCTGGAGCTGGTTAGTCGCATTCATTGCATTCTTGTTTGCAGAAACGATCCGGTTGTTGACCAGGTTGCTCGCTCCCTGATTCATCTGCTGTGCGGCGTTATTCACACTCTTGACTCCCTGGGTCGCATAGTTGACGCTGTTGGTCATCGCCGTCATCTCACGGTTTGCACTCATTTATAATATAAAAAGATTTAAAATTTATCAGGTTTGGCCAGGGACGCGGCTGGAGCCTGGGGGTTTTGTGAGTCGACCCAGTAGTGTGCCAAGTACACAGTCAACCCAACAATCAGAGTCGAAGACAAGAGGAAGGACTTTTCTGAATTTAAAAACAAAACAGCGTCATCAACCACCTTGACCCCTGTAGGCTTTGTAATAATCTTAGGAACTATGTAGACCATAAGGAAATTTATAAACATAGCGGCCCAGATGTAATTCCACTCAATTTCCATATTAATTTAGACTAATATTTAAAATTAGGGCTTGGGTACATTGGCGGCTACTGCAACGAGTGAGTTTGAACGTCTCAGTGCTGCATTGTTTACACTGTTGACGTTTCTCTCGAGCGCTGCCGCCGCCTTTGCCGCAGCTGCCACCTTTGCCCTGTTTTCCTTCTCCTTTGCTATTTTCGCAAGTAAATCCTCGAGTTGTTTGCGCTGGTTTTCTTTATTTTTCTCAAGTTTCTGGAGTTTAAACTCCAGTGCTGCGTTTGATTTTGTTGGGAATCTTGCGCCCAAGTATGCAACTGGTCTGTTGAGCACGCGTGCGGCCCGGACCCCCGCAAGCCGCCCCCCCTTCGCGGCAGACATTTTCAGGTTTCTCAGATATCTTCCGATACCCGTCACATCGGCCCCTAAACCCTTTGTAAAATTCGAAGCAGTCGCCTTTATCTTTTTTCCATAATCGTAAAATCGTGCGGCACTTGTGCCTCGGGTCGAAAAGCCTGCAGCCCTGTTTAAAGCAGAGATGTAGTACTGTCTGTACCTCTTGTATCCTACAGGATCAAACTTTTGGAGAGCCACAGAGTTTCTTGCCCAAGCATCTGCGGCATTTTTCATTTGAGAATGTAAATTCATCTCAGCCTTTCTGGCATTGAGAATAGCCCTTCTCAAATTCGTATTCTGAATCTTCCCCCGGTTGTACATGTTTCTAATCTGAGCCTCTGTAATTTGACCCCTGTATCCTCGAATACCGCGAATCTGCTGTCTTATCTTGGAAAACTTGTATGGTCTCTCGGCTTTTCTCCGAGCATACTCATCGAACGTCTCCGTTTGTCTTTTATTAAAAGGAAAATTTATTCCAGATCTATTTGTCCCAATGACCTTTCCATTTTCATTAATTGTATTCATGTTGGAAGCCCGAACCGCCGCATCCATATAATAAAGTTTTATATTTTTTTTCGGTGTAAAGTGTAGATGATGACCTGGGGTCCATATTTTTGGGGCACACTTCACATAGCGTGTTTGACAGTCCCTCCTATGCTAACAGATGAGCACAAAAACGCATTTGTTAATTTTGTTAAGAGTTACACTATGATTCTTCCGTGCCCAGCGTGTCGCCGCCATTTCCAGGAGGTCCTTGACCAATTCCCAGTAGAAAACCATCTGAGCTCTGGGAGAGACTTGTTTGCTTGGTCAGTCGCAGTCCACAATATAGTCAATATGAAGATAGGCAAACCTGTCATAAGTCTCAGAGATGCATTCATGTACTGGAATGAGAGATCAAATTATGATGAGCAATTTCCAATCGAAAATACACTTTTGATCCTCGGACTCGTACTTGCATTTTATTTTCTACTTCTAAAGTAATATGTCAAACTTTGATCCCACGGAGCGGTTTCATAGCGTAGTGTACACAGGGAAGATTGGTCTCATAGTTACACTTTTAATCCTGAGCATCGTGAATGGTCACAAGGATTTTGTCGAAAAGGAGCCTCGCAAGTTTCTGTCAGCGTGTTTGATTTTTGCACTCCTCATGGGTCTCAGCTCAGCGTTGATTGCATTCAACAGAAGGGCTGATTGGATGAGTCCACTTTTTATAACATTTTTGTTCTTTTTCTTTTATGCGGTTGTCCGTGAGTTTTCTGGATACTATGCATTGATGTCAAAGGGGGCAAACCAACAAGAAGCCAAGGAAAAGAAGTACCTGTTGGCGACTATAATTCCACTTGGATTCATTCTGTTATGTTTTGCCGGCTATTATGTGAACAAAGCGCGGGTGTCCCCCCCACCTGATACGAGAATAGGTTTCCTTCCCGAACTTGTACTCTTTATAGTTCTGGGAACACTTGCAGAAACTGGGGTGAGTGTTCAGCACGGAGACAAGAGTGCCATTTCAAATCTTTCAAATGTTTTAATTTATGTGCTTGCTCATTTGTTCCTCCAGTACGGAGGCTTTTACGAGGAGGCTTTTGCTCCCGTGAACTGGAAGAACTTGTAGCTTAAAAAAGACACCTCCAGCTACAGTATAGTATGAGCTATGAGCGTCTTTCACATGTCGAACACATACTTAAGCGCCCCGACACATACGTCGGATCCCTGGCCCCCGAGTCCACAACTCAATGGACCCGAGTTGCCAGCAATTTTCAACCTACTGTATGTGTGGTATCACCTGGGCTGGTGAAGATTTTTGACGAGATTTTGGTGAATGCCATCGACCAATATTCACTCCACCCCAAAAAGGTGAATTGTATCGAGGTCTTTGTTCACCCCGACAAGTCGGTCACTGTGTACAACGCCGGTGTAGGAATTCCAATCAAGAAACACGAAAAGGAGGACATCTGGATTCCAGAACTCATTTTCGGACACCTGCTGACGAGTTCCAATTACAATGATGATGAGCAGCGCGTCACCGGAGGACGTAACGGCTACGGTGCAAAACTAGCCAATGTATTCAGTTCCATGTTTAAAATTGAAGTCAGTGACGGAAAAAAGATTTACAAACAAACATGGACCAACAACATGAGCGTCACAGGGGCGCCGGAAATTATTAAAATTGAAAAGATTCCGTACGTCTCGGTGACTTTTGTGCCCGATTGGCCCCGGTTCGGAGGTCCATGTGATTTTCAAAAGCTAATTGAAAAGCGAGTCTGGGACTCGGCCATGTGGTGTTCCAAGGCGGATGTACATTTGAACACAAAATTGCTGAAAGTGGATAACCTGGAGGAGTATGCGAAGATGCACATGGGGAGTGTTCCGGTGGCGAGACACGTGGATGAGTTTTGCGAGGTGATTGTGGGCCACTCAAAGTCGGGTGCATTCCAGCAGTGCTCGTGGGTCAACGGCATTTCAACCACAAAAGGGGGAAGCCACGTGGACCGCATAGTAAAGTCAATCATCGAGGAAATCAGCAAAGACAAGCGGATCCAGGTCAAGCCCGCGCAAATCAAGGCGAGTCTCTTTGTGTTTGTACGGGCCGTCATTGTAAACCCCACATTCAGCAGTCAGACCAAGGCGGAGTGTACATCAAAAATTACCGATACTCCCAATTTTAAACCAAAGTTCATCAAGGATATCCTGGCCACTGGTGTGTTTGACGACCTGGTTGCCCTTGGCCTCGCAAAGGTTGACAAGGAGCTCAAAAAGACCGACGGGAGTAAAAAAGCCAGAATTACAGGGATTCCGAAGCTTGACGACGCAAACTGGGCCGGAACACACCGGAGCCACGAGTGCACCCTTATCGTGACGGAGGGTGACTCTGCGAAAGCCCTTGCCGTTGCCGGGCTGAGCGTTGTAGGCCGAGACAAGTTTGGCGTGTTCCCACTCCGGGGTAAGCCGCGCAATGTTCGGGACGCGAGCATAAAACAGGTGACTGAAAATGACGAGTTTTCCAACCTCAAAAAGATTATCGGGTTGCAACATGGCAAAGTCTATAATTCCCTGAGAGAATTGCGGTACGGCCGCCTGATGATTATGACTGATGCCGACCTCGACGGCTCACACATCAAGGGCCTCATCCTGAATATGATTCACGTGTATTGGCCTCAGCTTATTCAACTTGGTTTTGTGGTGAGTATGGTGACTCCTGTGATTAAGGATGGAAAGACTTGGTTTTTCAGTGAGGAGGAGTTTAGGGCCTCAAAGTCTTCATCATCTGGTGTCAAGTACTACAAGGGTCTCGGGACATCCACCTCTGCCGAGGCCAAAGAGTACTTCAAGCAGATTGACAAGCTCACTGTCATTTTCAATTCTGATCCAAAATTGGATGAGTCTATGACACTGGCTTTCAGCAAGGCACTCAGTGATGAGAGGAAGGAGTGGCTCACGAAGCACATGGCTCATCCACCGAAAGGAATCCCGTACGGACACATCAAGACTGTATCTGTGACTGACTTTGTGCACAGGGACCTGGCAAACTTTAGTGCCGAGGACATTAAGAGGAGTATCCCTCACGTCGCCGACGGACTGAAACCGAGCCAGCGAAAGATCATCTATGCAGCCCTCAAAAAGAATCTTGTGCAGGATATGAAGGTTGCCCAACTCGCTGGTTACGTGGCGGAACAGACGGCTTACCACCACGGCGAGGCTAGCCTCCAAGGAACCATCGTCAACTTGGCCCAGAATTTTGTGGGTTCAAATAACTTGAATTTGCTCGAGCCGAGTGGGCAGTTTGGGACCCGGCTTGCAGGTGGAAAGGATGCAGCCAGTTCCAGGTACATTTTCACGAGACTGGCTCCATATACGAAAAAGATTTTCGACCCCTCTGACAATGAGGTCCTAAAGTACATTGTGGATGACGGACAGCAAGTCGAGCCCGAGTTTTACGTCCCTGTTATTCCTATGATTTTGATAAACGGGGCGGAGGGGATTGGCACGGGGTTTAGCTGCTACGTTCCCCCTTTTGATCCCGAGGCGGTCAAGCACAACATCCTGTGCGCCCTTGACCAGGTTGCAATGGTCCCGATGAAGCCGTTTTTCAAGGGATTCAAAGGAAAAATCACAAAAACCAAGGACCACACGTGGGTCATGACTGGAATGGTTGAGAAAGAGGGCTCACAGCTGCACATCACCGAACTCCCACCTGGCAAGTGGATCCAGGACTTTAAGGAACACCTGGACAACCTGGTCGAGAAAAACACAATTCAAAAATATGAAAATTATTCGACGGAGATGAGGCCTGACTTTCGGGTGTGGGGTTACACGGGGGATGACCCTGTGAAAGATCTAGGCCTTTCAAAGACTATTCACACCAGCAACATGTATCTCATCGGGCCAGATGGTGCCGTGAAAAAGTACGCAAGCCCTGAGGAGATTATTGTGGACTACATCGATATTCGCATCGAAACGTATCGGAAGAGAAAGGCCCAACTGATTTATCAATTAGAAAGTGAAATTGCCTGGATCAAGACAAAGAGGGAGTTTATCACAGGAGTCATCAATGGAAACATCAAGGTGCTGAACGAGCCGCTCGAGCAAGTCAAGAGCCAACTCCGAAAGCGAAAGTTTGAGGAGAATTTCGTTCCCAAATTGCTCGACATCAAGACGTACAACTACACACAAGAGGAGGTTCAGAAACTAATTGACCTTGATGTTAAGAAGCGGGGGGATCTCGAGGCGCTCAAAGCGACAAGCGTGCTTCAGATGTGGAAAAATAACCTGAGTGATTTGTAGTATGAGTTTAACTCCATTGACAAAATTGCAAAAACTTGTCGAATACGAGCGTATAATTCAACACAGATTGGTTTCATTACAACTTGCTGTCCAAGAGAGAATTAGAAACACAGCACAGGGGGTGACGAAAAAGGGTATAGAGACTGTTCAGACCCCACCGGGCC